CCGCCCGGAGGCGGCTCTAATTTTGAATCTGGTGCCCAAGAGAGGACTCGAACCTCCACAGTGTTGCCACCGCTAGGACCTGAACCTAGTGCGTCTACCAATTTCGCCACCTGGGCAGGTGATGAACAGCAAAGACCGCCATTATAGCGACAGATTGGGACCTGTCAAGCGTTTCTCAAAACTTGCTTAAACATCGCGCCGACGCATGCTGAATGCGCCTCTCAGCGACTATTGACGGCCCGCTTGGCGCGCAAGACGGGTGTTAGAATGCCTCGCAGTAGTTCGTTGGCACGGTGCACACACGAGCGTCGACTCAGCCTTGAACGAGCCGGACCCGAGCAGTTTTTTTCTGTGCATTTGCAGGTGCATTTCAAGCGCAACTGAAGCACAACGCAAACGCTTCCCAAGCCGAGCCACATCGCCGACCGACGTCCATGCAACGAGAAAAAATCATCGATGGGTCCGGTACATCAAGAATACACCTTTGAATTCAATGTGTTAGGCGTTTAAATCTGACTCATGGCACCTAAATGGCACCGCGAGAAATTCACGGTGTTGACGCCAATTTTGAGGTCGCCTAGATGCTCGCACACGAATGCCCCGAGGAACTACCGCCTAATCTTTCAATCAGCGAATTAACTGGGCAGTGCCTTTATCGAGATCCCGTTACAAGACGTACGAAAGATCTTGGCTATGACCGATCCGCTGCCGTCGATATTGCGAAGCGGATGAATGTGGGGAAAGGAACCCGGAGAAAGCCAGATCCTCGAAGAAGGGTTGTGAGAATGGCTGCTTTCGTTCAAAGCCAAGATTTAATATCGGAAGAGGAGATTCTCAAGCTGGCGACTCCGGTTAAGCAGCTATGTGGAATCTATCTTTTGATCCGTGAAGGAAAAGTCGTCTACGTAGGGCAATCGACCAATTGCCATGCCAGAATTGGCACTCATTTTTACGAGCGAGGCAAAAAGTTTGATGCGTTTCACCTGATTGAGTGCGGAACGAAACAATTAAAAAAACTGGAGGCCCAGTACATCGCGAAATTCATGCCTCAATATAATGTTTTAGTTCCAATGGTCTCCGAGCCCATTGCTGCATGAAAGTCGTCATTCCAGACGATGGTTTGTTGAGCATCGACGCGCAAACGATGCGGTAGACTGTATCTTTGTACAGTATATGAAACGGGGCTTTTCGTCGGCCCATAATTACCCATGAAGAAGCCCGGAAGCGTGTCCCTCGCCGAAGTGGCGAGCCGAACAACGCACATTGAACTCGCCTGCACGCGCTGCGATCGGCGTGGCAGGTATCGACTCGATGGATTGATCCAAAGGTTCGGTCCTGACTTCGGGATGACGGCGCTGCCCGGAGAGCTTGTGGACTGCCCCAACAGAAAGGTCGTGAATCCAAGCAAGCGATGCGACGTGTTGTTTCCGGGGCTGCTGGAGATTATGCGTGGCGAGGCGGGCGATGAGCCAGGCGGCAGGTGACGGACACTGCACACCGTCTCAAGCCGGTACCGGGCCCGCTTCGTGCTCTGCCACGAGAAACAGCGGAGGCTACAATGAAAATCGAAGACTTCAAATCGCACCTGTCGATGCTACTACGCGATCTGCCGATCGGCACCACGGCTGACCTGACCGATTTCGCGGTCGCCTATTGGGGCGGTCGAGAACTGACGTTTGCCTTCCTGAGCGAAGATCGGCCCGGTGAGATAGATGAGGAATTCGACCTCGACGATTATCAATGGGCTGAGTTCGAACCGGCATTCTCTGCGTGGGTTCAGACGCCGAAGTTCAGCGAGAGGCGGGAAGTGCTGGAATGGATTAAGGATGCGCCGCCGTTTGAGGCAGGCTAAAGACGCGCCAGCTAGGCTGGGCTAGGGGAGGGGTGATGGCGATGACAGAACTGACGAAACGCATTCTCGATACTGGATGTACCGAGGTTACGGAGGAGCATGTAGGGTTTGCCCATATGCGCCTAATCGTAGACGAACCGTTCGTGGAAGCAGTGAAGCAACTTGTCTACGAATGCGTTCCAGTTACGTTTAGGGTGGATGTGGTCGGAAGAGAAGCGCCGCAGACTGCGGGCTAGAGAGGGGTGCGTCCAAGGCGCAATGCCTCGGACGGGATACAGCAAGTTAGGGTGGAGTGACCGGAGCTGATCCCGGCTTGCCGTTGTTGCCTAGATGCCAGACGCCGAAGCGCCATCATCTGGAATCTCACCAATTAGCCAAGGCACGAATCGGGCGAACCCTGCGCGGCCACGTTACCTCGGCTGCGGTCATCTATAGCTTTTGCCCGTCAGCATCGGGCATTCACTCCACCTACATCATACAGCCTGTAAACCGCTTCTACAGCCGCAAGCCTGTCGTAATAGCTAAATTCAATAGGATTACTACTGAAATTACGACTGACTTAGACGGGCACTTCTGACGGAAATGCTGTAATGACACGACTGATGGCGTGGTCCCGGATGTTTGGAAACGGAAGCAGCGCAGTACCAATGTGCGTGAGCAGTGCGGGCTGGCTCCACCCGGGCGGAACGTCCGTGACGAGATCGTTGCCGTTCTTGAACAGATGCAGGGGCACTTTAGCGAGCAACGTCCTGAGTGTGAGATCAGGGCTCACGCGAGGGGGCTCGAACGCATACACGGCGACTGGCGGCTTGCCTGCAACGACAAGCGAAGCGGCGCATAGGATAGCTAGTGCTCCACCCAGGCTGTGGCCAACAAGCGTCACTGGCTGATTGCCAATTGCCGTCACGATCGGCGCTGCAATAGCCTGTAGAGCATTCCAGAAGCCGCGATGTACCTCGCCAATGCCCGTGACCGAGATAGGCGAGACGTCGAAGTCGGCGCCCCAGCAATCCAGGTTGTCCGTGCCCGGAAAGGCGATGCACAGACCAGCCTCAGTCCGCCGCACGATCGCGCGTGATGCGCTATCCGCCTTCCCGATGTCCGGTGCCGCGCTATACGCTTCCTGCGCAAGCAGTGCGAAATCGCGCGGGCCCATTACTGGCTCGCAGCAACCGGAGCCGATGCAGCCGTGCTTGTCGCGGTCGATGCAGTGATAGCGTGGTCAACAAGTTGCTGGACAAGCGGGCCGATCGTGTTCAGCGCCAACAGGATCGCCGGTTGATTCGGAATCGCAGGCACTGCCGACACAACGATGATCGCGGCGGGCAGCAACGAATCATTGATGTTTTTCAGCGTCGTCACGTCAGCCGATGCAACTGCCGAGCAAACTGCCTTGTTCGCAGTCAGCAGGTCGGTGATCTTGCCTTGCTGGTCGGCCGTGAGCAGCGTCGACGTGCTGAGCGCCAGCAGGTCCGCATTCACAACCGAGCAATCGGAAGCGAAGAGTTGCTGCGTAGTGGTGAGTTGCGAGGACGAGCACGCGCCGAGAGCGAGCGCAACGACAGCAGCCGCAAAAGCGGCGAGGATCTTCTTCACGATGTTTCCTTCAGGTGTGGTTCAGAATTTCCACTTGGCGCCGAGCTTCAGCTTGTAGCCGGTTGTGGTGGAGTAGGTGACAGCAGCGGAATAACGGGTCATCTGGTCGGGCTCGATGTAAATCAGCGCGCCGTCGACGTCGTAGGTGGTGGTGTTGAGCGAGGGAAGAACTTGGATCGAAGTGCAACCGCTCAGCAGAAGGCAGAGCGCGAGGCGAGTCATGCGGACGGTGGCGCATCGGCCTTCTTCGGTGCCGCATTCGTCACGACGTGATATAGGCCGAGGCCGCCTAGACCGATCTTGATGTTCTCGACGTAATCAGTCGCAGGAACCTTTCCGGTGTAGACCAGATACGACCATGCAGCGAACAGGACGCCGCCGACGATCAGCTTTTGTGTTACCGGGGAAATGTTGCTTAGGCTCACTTGTGCTCCTTGGTTGAAATCTCATCAGGCGTAAAGACGAAGCCAGCTTGACGCGGGTAAGCCTGAAAAACAAACGTAGGGAAACTTCTGTGGTGAATGCCGTGAGTCGATGAACGATGAAACTTCTCGGAAATCGGAAGCATGTTCTGCATTGAATCGACAAACGTCTCAGGCTTCTCGGGATCGAATGAAGCCCAGTCAAATCCTCGCGCTTCCGTGATCTTGCAAATCATCCAGACCGCTGATTGTTCGACGGGGAAGGTTTCGCCGGTCGGCTGATCGGTGATCGAGTCAAGAACGGGAATCTCGGTGATTTCGCCTGTTGCGATCGCCTTGACGACGAGCCAATCTACAGCGGCCATGTCGGCTTCTTCGCACCAGATATGGTGATACTCCGGATTTGGCTGGCCACTGATCGCACAGCGCAGACCAGCCTTATGTCCCGTTGCCTTGGTATGGCGAAAGGTTGCTGACTCAGTGCGCGGCGGATGCTCGGGGTAATACTCAACTTCGACGTCAGTCACGCTCACCAGATGCTCGTGCGGAATGATTGGTGCGGATTCGCTCATTTTCTTTAGGCGTAAAAAAGCCCGCGAGTGCGGGCTGATGTGAGATGGGAAACAGGCTTTAATTTGTAAACGGCGAATATGCGCGAGACGGATAATCAGGCGACGACAGCAGCGATAGGCATAACGCAATAAAAAACCGCCCGCAGGCGGTTCACATTAGCTATTTGATCTCACGGCTCGCCGGGTGGCCCACTGCGCCTTGTGCTCTGCACCGACTGGCGCTAGGGCCTTCTCTGGTGTGCAACCTTTTCGAAGGCGCTCGTAAATTGTCTTATCCAAAATGCCGAGCTCTTTCGCCCATTGAGCGACTGTCTGACGCCTCCCGATGTAATCAATTAACACATTCCGACTGGTATTGTTCATCTGCTCGGAGCGCGTTGCCCATCGACAATTACTGGGCTCATAGTTGCCATCCACGTTGTTCCGCTCTATGGAATGCTCACGGGACGGTTTTAACCCCATGTCCGCCAAGAAATTCTCGAAGATTTTCCAACGAGCGCACACGGTTATGCCTCTACCGCCGTATCTCGTATAACTCTCGGCCTTAGGGTCTTCGCAACGGTCAATCATTCCTGCCCAGCAAACATACTCGCGGCTCGCGCGATTGCGTTTGGCGTGCCCGTGCTTCGTATTGCCGGCGATCGCTTTGGCTCTTCGGAAGCAACCGCAGGATTTAGTTTTTCCACAGGTCACTTCGCGTGCTATCAAAATCTTTTCCTGACCGCATGCGCATTGAAAGCGGCCTAGTTTGCGGCCATTTACTTTGCCAGCCTCGGAGAGGAATGTTAGGTGGTTAAATTTACTACCCGGAGTGATAGAATTTGCAGCAGCCATCGTTTGCTCCTTGTAAGCAGATGGTGGTTAGAGGGCGTATCGGTATCGCAAGTACCTTTGCGCTCTCGCTATTCTACATTAAATGATTCGGGGTGCTTATGTTAAGCAATTCCGTCTACCGTTGGCATGATCCCCGTCTCCATTGCTTTCGCGAGACGCTGGGCTCTCTCCCCCACCTGTGTCGACCACGTGGAATTGAGCATCGCCGCGGCAGCGATTGCGTAGGATCCGCGCTGCATCGCGCCGAGCGCGGTCTTGAAGCCGAGCAGGCCTTTGCCTGTCGACGCGCTCCCGATCCCCATATTGAAAACCATGTTCGCGAGGCAACGCATGCGTACGTCGCTCAACTGGTTCCACCAGGGGATGTTTGCGTCAAGCTTGGCAACGCTGGTCGCGATGTCGCGAGCCAGGAGTTGATTGACCTGAGCATCGGTGAGCGGAAATGTCCAGCCGGCCGGCAGCGGAGATACGTCGATGTTGTGGCCGACGCCGCATGTCCTTTTGGGTGGCTTAGAGGTGTCGAGATAGACCGAATACCTCACGCCCTCATCTCGGCGCAGCTCGGCTTCGAGCAACTGTAGGTTCATCGCAAACCTCAAAAAGAAACCCGCCGAGGCGGGTCTGTCAAATCAGTTCAACGGCTTGCTTTTCCATCCAGGTTGTTCGCCCTGAACTCAAGCACTGCGAGGCGGCTGTCCGTCTGGTTTTGCTGTTTGGCCAGAGAGTCTTTCAGAGCCCCGATTTCCACCGTGCGAATATCCTTCGCCCGGTTAATGTCTTCGATCCACGGATGCCACTGCATGAGAAAGATGCCCACGCCACCCGAGAACATTGTCGAGAACGCGACTGACAACCCGCCGAGCACCTTCCACGTTTTGTTCGACGAGCCAACGTTCTCGCGGATATTGGAAATGGCAGTCTCGGCGGCGTCGATCTTCTGAAGCGCGGAGTCTGACTTCTGGTCGGCTGCGGCGACGTCCTTCTCGATCCCGCCGATCCGAACCAGCATGTCGGGCAGAATCTTCAGTGAGCTTTTGATTTCGGAGATGTCAGAAACGATGCCCTTTACCTCCGTAGCAAGAACAAGAATGGATGCGTCAGTCACAGCAGATTCGGGCCTGGCGTCTTCGTGGGACATGCGGGGAGAACTCGGTTGAGGCCCGGAGGCTGGAAATGAAAAAGCCCGCACATGGCGGGCTTGGAAATGGGTGCCGCTCTGGGGCGGCTAGGTGTTGGTCTAGGCGTAAAAAAACCGCCTAAGTGGGCGGTTCAATGGGGAGCCAGCGCGTGCGGACGCGCTGGCTTGCCGTTCAATGACAAAAGGGAATAGACGCCCTTTTGTCTGGCCGCAGAAGCGTACGCGACTTGAACAGAATTTTCAACCGCAGCGGCGGTTGTTAATGTTTCAGGATAACGATTCCGATCGATGTCGTAACATACTTGTTCTCGATCATCAGTCGGAGATGTTTGTCGTGGTTATAGGGAGGCAGATCAACGTACGTATCCAGCTCGCCTTCGCCAGTTTCGAAGTTGACCGTCAACATCGTGTTGCCCTGCGATTCAATCATGCCCTTCAGTCGATAGATCTCCGACTTCCTGTAAAGAGAAAGATCCTGCGCTTCAAGCGTTCCGTCATCACCATTCACGTTGTATTCGGTGGTATGCACCGCAATGCCGCCCGGCTTGAGGCATTTGTTTGCGTTGGCCACAAATTCCATACCCTGTTGCAGCGAGCCTAGGTGTTCAAACGCGCATGAAGACCAGACGAAGTCGTGCATTCCCAAGTCGTCGGGAATCGAATTCATATTCACCGGCCTGAAACTGACGTGCTTCTCGAAATGCTCCCATGAGCAGATGCCGTCATAGAAGTAATCACGCACATTCGTGCTGCCCCAGTGCGAGTCGGCCGCGGCGATTGGAGCGATGTCCGTGCAGATAACGTCCACTCCGCGCTTGGCCATCACAGCAGCCAAAGGCTCTTTCCCACAACCAAAACCAAGCCCCGAATTTCCTTTCTTGAGAGCACCAAACTGTTCCAAGGCTCGCAGGATATAGATGTACTCCCACTGCTTGCGATGCATCGTTTTCTTTTGAGCGATTTCGTCACAAAGACGATCGTACACTGGCTCAGAAAACTGTCGGGAGGTGCACAGCTGCGATGTGACCGACTCCAGGCTTGGCTCCTTCCGAGAAACACCAGCTACCATGCTACTCCTCCCGCAATTGGTTTTGTTGATTGGCCCAGCGGGAGTTTATCCGAAAGAAAGCAAAAGCATAACGAATAATGCCATCGATACCCAATCGGCATTATTCGTTAATATTCACGAGAATTTCATTTAGTCAATATAGGGGAAACCATGTCGTATTAGTGCCGCGACAAACCATCGCGTGCCCAGAGCCCGCGGCCAGCGAGGTCGGCGCGTTCGAGACGCTCCCGGATGTTGCAGTCAACGTCAGCGTGGTGATCGTCTGGCTGGAGGAGTATCGAGCTATCGATCCGTCATAACCAGATGTGCAGGCAGGCAAAGTCACAGTCAACGCCGCAAGTGTGCCCGCCGGATTGATGACCGCCGTCTCCGTTCCAGTTGCAAGCGCGACTGTGGTTCCCGTTGTCGGCGTGCTATAGGAATATGACTTGTCAATCTCCTGGGCAGAATGGCTAATGCTCCCCGTGATAGCTGCAGAGCCAGATGAAAACGCAGCGACGGTTGATCCGCCGTTCAGGATCGTCACATTGCTGCCGTGCGTGCCATCGAATAGCTGGATTGCTCCACCACTTGAAAGACCGGTCGTCGTCCCGATCGAGTAACCGCCGCCGCCGCCCAGAAAATTGCCGTTCGTCGTTGTGACGTTCCCCGCGGCAGTAAGCGCCGATGCTGAAATCGAACCCGTCACTGGAAGAACCAGCTTCGCCGTACCCGTTCCGCCGTCCGAGATCCCGCCCGTAACGTTGCTGGGAGTGAGTACAGCCTGGATAGAATAGTTGTTCGATGAACCGGCATCGACCTTGACGCCGTAGGCCTGAAGATTCGTCGAGTCGAAGAGTCCGCACAGGCCAGAAATGCCACCCGTCACCGCGAACTGTTGAGCACCGGCTGCAAACTCAATGCCGCTAAAGAGTGCCGAGCCGGCTGTCGAGTTGCTGCAAACCTGGGGATTCAGAATCGAGACATTAACCGAGTTCGCATCAACATAAATGCCATCGCCGTAGTTATTCGAGATACGCGGGTTTTCGATGCTGACGCCATCGATTGCACCGGACGTCGCGGCACTAAATTTAATACCGTGGTCGCCCGAGGCTGTACCAACAGTGGAGACCCAAGGGTCACTCAATGAAAGCTCTTTGACGGTACCCCCATTCGTAGCGATGTAGTAACCGCTCCGGGTGAGCGAGTCGGTCAAGACGTTTTTCAGGTGGCCAGCGAGTACCGCTTGCCCCGACCCGGGGTATGTCATCAAACCATACCCATTGTTACCAGCAATGTCGACATCGCTGAAATACCAACCGCTCGCCACGTAGATGATCGCACCGCTCGTAGTGGTGTTTGCAACGATGCCCTTGCTAACAAACACATCCTGCAATGGCGTGCCGTTAGCGCCCAACACCAACCCATATGTGCCGCTGTCGATCTCGAAGTTCTCGAGGAAGTATCCGAACTGCTGTGCCCCACCGTCGAACACGATGGCATTGTACTGATTGCCGGTGATGCGAAGATCCGCAAGACGAATGAAGTGTCCGTTCATCAAATGGACCGCAGCGCCTGATGTTCGGGCAACAGTCCCGTTGATCGTGAGGCCACTTACAACCACATTGTTAGGGTTGGTGGTCCCATTGCCAATCTGAATAACGTCACCGGATGCGAATGCAGGGGAGATGACAGTCTGCCCCTTGCCGGCGCCTATCAGCGATTGATTCGTCGCGACATTGATCGTTCCGGTTGTGTAGTAGCTGCCGCTGGGCAAAGAAACAGAGTTGTACGTGCTCAGGCATGAATTGATGGCTGCCGACTGGTCGACCGATCCACCTGCTACGACTCCGCAGGCAGTAATGGCATTCACGTAGTGGTTTGCCGAGTAGAACGAAAGACCCGTCCCCCCAGAAGCCGTTGGAACCGGCGCAGCCAGACCGGTAATCGTGCCGCCTGTAATCGTCGCATTTGCGGTCGAAAGCGTCGGAACCGTCAGCGACCCCGTCAACGTACCCCCTGCCATCGGCACATAAAGCGAGAACTGGCTATTGAGTTGCGCTGCCGTCAGAATCTGCCCTGGCGTGAACTGGGCATGCGCTGTGACAACGAACAGCGACAGGACGACGGTAAGTAGGCGTTTGATCATGGGTCGTGAGTACGGTGAGGTGCGTTGATTATTCCAGACCGGCAGAATTGAAAAAGCCTCCGGGGAGGGAGGCTTGGGGGTATTGCTTGACGTCAGGGACCAGTGGTCCTATAGTTATTCCCACTGGCACCACGCACACCGCGCGGTCCGATACCCCGAAAGGAAGATCATGAAACTCTGTTTTCGTGCGGCTATGCGCACGTCTGGATTCATCCGAGATGCATTACAAGCCACCCAAACCAGCCGACGTGGAGCGTCTGAAACTGCAGTTGGGCTACGACGGGGCGAAGATGGCCGATCTGTTCGGTGTAGCCGGAAGCAGGGCATTCAGGCGATATACGTCGCCATCGGGGAGCAACCAGCGCGAGATCAGCGCACACATGTTGTTCTTCGCGATGGCCAGACTCGAATTGAGCGACGAGGCTATCGAGCGGATCCTGTCACGCATGCGTCAGGCCGGCGCGACAATCGACCTGGACGCCGCTGGCGAGCCGGGCCCATCGCAGGACTGAGCATCTGTCTTGCTGCGTGCGGAGGCGGTGGCTCGCCGGCTGCAACGCCCACCGCTACCGTTGCCAGCACACCGGCAGCAGCATCTGCACCGGCAGCATCTTCAACACCCGCCGTGGCACCAGCTTCATCGCCCGACCAGGCATCCTCACCGGTTTCTGCCTCGAGCCCGGATGTTGCCTCGAGCCCGGTCGCCGCATCAACACCCGCTGCGTCAGCCTCGACGCCGGTTGTAGCGATTGATGTGTATGGCGACGATCAGATGACCGGATTGTTTCTAAACCAGTCTGGCCTTTACTCGCAAATCACGCCGGACGAACCTGAGTCGCTTCAGTCTCTGCTGCAGACCCAGTTCAATGATACGGGCATCTCGGTCGCCAACCACGCAACCGGCGGCACTTCGAGTAGCCTTATGAATGAAATGCTAGGGCTGGACGGTAACGGCGCACCGTTCGCCGACCGGATCAAACTGTCCCCTGCATCCATCGTCATCGAAAGCCACACATTGAACGATGCGCTCGGCGGCGAAACGATTAACGATTACCGGCAGTATCTTGCTGCTTGGGTTGTTGCCGTCCGGGCTGCCGGGAAAACGCCCGTATTCGAAGAGTCAGGCCCGGTCTGCGACGACGATCATCCCCAACTGGCGGCTTACGTGCAGGCCATGGACGATGCCGCGGTTCAATTCAATGTGCCGATAGTGACACAGTACGCGTATATCAGCGGTCTATCGAACTGGCAGGCGCATATGGGTTCGTGCTTCTATCCGGATGCGTACCTGGCACAGATCAGGGCGGAGCGCGAACAGGCTGTGATTGGGTCGCTCATTCAGACTGTTATGCAGGGTGCGCAATGACAACGGCTATGATGACGTACGTCAAAAATAGAACCGCGAGAGAGATCATGGCGCGTGGGCTGATTGCATCCGTACTGGGAATGTTTGTCGTCGCATGTAGCGGCTGTGGTGGCGGTGGCGGCTCCGGTAGCCCTGCGCCAGTTGCATCCTCGCCAGCCCCTGTCGCAGGATCGCAAATCGTCGCTATTACGCCAACCGTCTACGACAACAACCGGCCTGCTGCCGCGTTCAAGGTGTCGGGCGTGCAGGACCAGGGAATTGTGCTAAAGCACGGTACCGCGCCAAATGGCGAAGACGCTGGAGGAGCGCGAGACGCCTTTGTCTACCAGGCAAATGGGTCTTACTACATGACCTACGACGGCGCGGGCTCGAATGCATGGAACACGGTACTTGCGAAAAGCTCCGACCTGACAAGCTGGACACCGATCGGCAACATCCTGCCACTTGGATCTGTGGGGTCTGACGATCAGTTCTGCGTTTGCTACGCCAATACATTCTTCGATGGCAGCCTATATCGGATGTACTACACGACGGCTAATAATCAGTCAGCGCCTCCATACGTGGTACCTAATGCGCCATATGGGTCGATGGAGGCGACCGCGACCTCGCCAGAGGGACCTTGGACCAAAAAATCTACTGGCAATGTCATTCCGCTAGTTCCAGGTAGCTACCACTCGATTGTGGCCTCCCCGGGCAGCACCATTCAGTACGGCGGTCATTACCTGATGTTCTTCAGCACGCAAAACGCTGAGCAAGGAACTGAATCAGTAGGCATCGCGCGATCGAGCAGCCCAGATGGACCATGGGTTCCCGACGCCAATCCGGCACTCCCAGATGACAAAATAGAAAACCCAGTCCTCTGGTATCAGGCATCGTCTCAGACGTATTTCATGTTTATCAATCACTCAGCGCTGAAGAACGGCGTGCTCTATACCGATGCCGTATGGGTCTACTGGACGCAAGACCCTACAAGCTGGAACGGGGACAAAAAAGCAGTCGTTATCGATGGATCGGTGTCGACATGGGCAAAATACGTCATCGGCATACCCGCCGTTCAACAGGTTGGCGACAAGCTCGCGGTAATCTATGACGGCAGATCCGACCCGAACTTCCCAACCGGCATAGCCGACCATCTGCAGCGCGACATTGGCCTCGCTTGGATCAACTTGCCGATCAAGACACCAAATTGATTACGATGGCACTGGAAGTCCTACCTGAAGCTGGGGCGGCACTGAATCGTAATATGCCTTCCAGCGCAAATCACTCGAGGAAAGCTGCCCTTGATTCGGATACAGCGCACTATTCGCTGGCGAGAAGAAGTATGAGATGACTGCGGATTCCGTTGCATCCGAGAACTGTACGTTGATCGTCGCCATTTAGATGGTATAGCCGCAAAGATTGATCGAAAAAGCCGGTGTTCCGCTAGCTGTGGTGAATATCCAGTAAATGGTCTGGGGCGTCACGATCGGCAACTCGCCTGAAGCAGACGAATAGCCCGCATTGGTTCCGTTGGAAGTCACGAAAACCGAGCCTGAGGTCGCCGCCAACTGTGTCAGTGTGGCGGCCGACGAAATTGAAGTTGTGCCGTACGCGGTGAATAGTCCAGTCCTTGCATTTAGGGGGATCGCCGTACTGGTAAGCGCCGTCAACGACGATGCGGTCGAAGCCGTCGACAGAATCAGATTGTTCGCAAAAGAGATCCGTCGATCGTTCTGGAACCCGATGATAAACAGCGAACTGGAATTCGTCGGCCACACGCTTACCAATGCGCTTGCCGTGTAGCCAGCTGGCATGTTGACGCCGCCATATACGCTAGGCGCCTTTGCGCTTGTTGCATTCGTCGCCAGCAGCGCGGCAGTGGCCGTCGTCGGATTGTAGATCGCGTATAGGGCAACGAAGCCGGATGCCGGGGCGCTGCCGCTGTCCATGCCGCCTGCGCCGGTTGTGGCGAGGTTAATGGTTTTGCTGAAGGTGGCGAGCGTGTATTTGAGCCCGCCTAGCGCTGAGCCGACAATTATCTCGTCGGCGGTGAGCGTTGCTGTGGCGCTGGCCGCACTAACGCTCATCGACAGATTGCGAACTGCACCGATTAGTGCTTCTGATTGCGCGCTTACTGCCGCGACAAGATTGGCCAGCAACGTAGCGGTCGTACCATCATCGATAGCGGTCTGCCCGGTGGTGTTGACGATGAACTGCGCCAGCACCGCAGCCATAATGCTTGACTGACGCCACGTCTTATTGAGTGCAGCGGATTGTGCAATTCCAGCCTGATAGCCAGTGGAGATTGCCGATAATGCGGCGTAGCTGCTCTGCGACAGAACGTTCGCGCCAGAGCCAGTCGCGAAGGGCAAGAAATCGTTTTCGACGGCCATTTAGGCTCCAGAAAAGCAAAAGGCCCACACGCTGCGGGCCGGAATTGTGATGTGCTGATTCAGTTTCAGCCGAGCGTTGAAACGTCTAGAGCAAATGAGTAATCGAGATAGTTTTGCGGGACCAGATTTGACACACCCCATGCGCCCACGTCTAATCCGGACACGTATTGGTTCTCTACGTCAAAGCCGAACAGAGCGGCTTCGCTAACGGATGTGACGACATAGCTGACCGCGACGCCTTCCGGCTTGATCGGGATATAGCCGTTTTGCAGGAGCGCAAGGAAGAGTGCCGAGGGAATCGTTCCCGATATGCCGAACGTGATCGTCATATCCTGGTTATCCTGGATAAAGACGTACGTTCCGTCTCCCTGGAAAATCAGATCCAGAATGGCGGCCGACCCCTCCAATGTCCCGTCCCAGTGGTTCGCGGCGATTCGCGCGCGAATGAGGAGCCGGAAAGTTTCGTCGTCTAGAGACGTGACCCCGCTGGATGGGTCAAACGGTCCTTGCCATACTCCTTGGTCGAACCCGAGACCTGTGACATCAAGAGAGAAATAGACGCCGGTCAGCGGTGTCGTGACGTCGCGCGTTACGCCAACCCACAATCCAACGGCATCAAGCTGAACGCCAATAGCCACGTCCGGATCGTACGATGGCGCGACCGTCGCTAGCTGGTTCTGGATGTCAACGAAAGCCTGGGATACAGCGCCGACCATCGCCACGAACTTTGGCTTATCCGCATGCTCTGACGTGATCAGGCCGGTGTAGTCGGTTTGTTGGGCCATTTAGGTTACCGTCAGAACAACACTATCTACCGTGCAGGATCCCGCCTGATTGAAGGCGATCGCGATATCAGGAGAGCCAGCGCCGCTGGGCCCGGTCAGGGTTAGCGCGGAGATCTTGAACGTCGTACCGCCAGCGACAGACTTTGCGGCTGTGATGCACGAGTCCCACTCGACTGCCTGCGCAGCGCCGCCGCCTATCGCAACAGAATTGATGTAGTCGGAGACTGCCGTTTGAACCAGAACACCGATTGCCGTTGTGTAGCCGGACAAAGCCTTCAATGAGATAGCAACAGTTATTGCTTGATAGCTCGGCCTCGAGAAATTGATAACGATCGGCATCCCGTAGATGTTCGTCACCGTTTCGCTAGTCGTGCCGAACGTAGGGCCGCCAGGAGTTTTCTTGGCGGCTATAGCGTCTGCAATAGCCGTTGCGTCGCCACCCTCGACGACAAGCGCAATCGCATTGGCTGTGATTCCGTTTGAATCGGTTGTCTTGGTGTCGTTTTCGTATGCCGCGTAGCGAGTGACGCCGGTAACGTTGGCGACTGCACCGACGATGCCTTCCATCACCGTGAGGGAAGGAATGGCAGTCGATGTCGTCTGACGCTGGCGGAGAGTTGGGTCTTGCTCCACCGGGGCACCCTCGGCGGCATCTGCCGCTGCGGTCGCCGACTGCCAGCCCCGGGTCGGCGTTGTAATCTGTAGCGCTGAGCCGCTCGTCAAAACGATCGCACCTTGCGTTTGACATGTCGCAGTAACAGTGACTTCTCCTGCAGGCGGGATATTCACGGTTGCGGGAAGCGACCAGGGGTTCTCTGCTGAATCAGTGACGACTCCGCTGGTAATCGTCGTGCCAGCTTGTCCGACTATCAGGACATCAACCGTCGAAGCAGAAGAAACATTGCGGCTGATGCCATTGATTTTTACTACACTCGAAAGGTTTGCTCCTTGAGCCGTAGCAGGAGAATACGCGTTGTAGACGCTCACGCATGCGTTGTTTGCGTCATTCACTGCCTGTGCATAGATGGCAAGCATCTGTCCGTCTTTCGAGTCAGGCTCGACATAGATGTCCGATCCATAGATAGACTGAAACGAGGCTGTTAGCGAAGCAAGAACGTCGGCATATGTCGGAATCGAGATGCCTGTGCTCGAAATCGTTGGCCCTAAGGTCGCAAGCGGGTAGGTCGTTGCCATCAGGAGGTAACCGTAGTGGTGCCGTATTCGGTATCGATAGTCGCGGCCCATGTAAAGGCGCGCGTCGCCGGGTTCAGATAACTGGCGTACTCCAGGATCTCGGTGACGCCCTGCGTATCAAGAATGATTGTCTGCAGTGCGAGATCGCGCGTAGCTTGAGTGTGCGCACCGAGAATTTCAGTGTTGTATGGCGTGCCGGCTGTTTGATCCAGAAACCATTCTCCCTGGATCAGTCCGAGGCGAGTCTTGACAGCTTGGGCTACTGTCTCCGGGCTATCGATCAGAAAGTTGGTTCCATTCAGGCCGAACGTATAGTCGCCGCTGGCATCTTCGGATCGATATCTCATCTATATCTCACTGTGGCGGGCCGCCCAATCCAGAGCCACCAGAATTCGTATGCTGGTGAGTGCTATCGATCGCGTGTCCGTTCGATGTGATCGACCCGATGAAATTGATAATGCCGGTGACGGTCGCTGCCACGCCGCTGGCGGTGCTGCCCGCCATGCCTGCTAGCCACGTGAGCAATCCCTGTATCGTCACAGCACCGGTAAACAGATTGGTCGGTGCATCGACCTCGAATCCACCCGGCGCGACGATCTTGACCTTCTGAGAGGTCGGGTTGAGATCTATGTAAGTCGATGCGTCGTTGCTACGAAGCTGCACGCTGTTAGTGCTAATGCCGGCAATCTTTGTCGCCTGTGAGAACGGGCCCGGTAGACAGAAGCCGTCCGACAGGTCATGCATCCGGAACTCGGACTGGACCTGCACTCCGCCCGACGACCACCATGCGTCAATGCATCGCGAAGAAAACACGATCAAACACTCATCGTCTTCTGCGATTGGGAACGTAAGCGTGCATCCGCCGCCGCGGGGAAATACAACGGGGCAATCAAGCAGAAGGGGAAGTGCAACCCACTGAGTAGAGCCATCGGGCGCGCGGATCTGGGCCTTGATCGCGGGCTGGGCCACGCATGTGACGGCGTCGGCATCGAAACTCTGTATGATTGCCGGTACGGCTGTCCAGATTTGGGACTGGCGGCCATCCAATGCCGAATTCAGGCCCTCTTCGAACGAGCCTAGACGTTCGGTCTGTCGCATTTTCGGGGGTATTACAAAATGAAACTGCTGATTGCTGCCGCGCTAGGTTTAGCTGCGGCATCTACGTTTGCACAAACCGCAGGGGATTCACTCAGCGGGGCGCTCCACCCGCCAGGCAAGACAATCGCTCGTAACTTCGATCCGTCCAGGCCCACATATCTGCGCATTGGCGCTTTGGTATGTCAGAGTTGGCAACTGATGAGAGGGGCCGCCGAGGATGCAGCAAAAGTCTCAGGCGCAGAACGTCAATCAGTTTTGGAGCGCTATAAGTGCACCCAAGCCCCAACCCGCATGGAGGTTGGTGTGCTAATTCCCGAGCGACACTCCCTGACCGAGGCAGCAGAGGCCACTTACGGCTATGTGGGCATCAGGTGGCGCCGATCAGATGGAACATTTGACTTTGGGTTCGTCGGCCCGACTGCACTCGAAAACTAGCCCGCTGCCTGCACAGAGTTATAGGCGTTTGCCGATACATCGACGGCCAGACAAGTAAGATCGACGTACCAGGACTGGCCTCGTGTGTCGCCTTCGAACTCAGCTACCATGACGCGATAAAACCCTTGCGCGGTCGTAACAGTGGCAATTGCAGGGGAGTATTGAAGGCCTTGCTGCTGAACCGTTATCTGGTTGATGTCAGACTGCGCGATCTGTACGAGGCCACCGATCCTAATCAACGGATTGAGCAGCGCTCGGGCTCGCACACCATCGTTTGTGGCTTCCGGAATTCCGATCAGGCCTGAGGTTGACGACAGCACAACCGCTTCGCCAGGCCGATAGCCTGTGATTGGAACTACGACAAATTGTCCGTTCTGCATCGACCAGCGATAACCATATTTGGAGGCCCAATCTCGCGCATAGTCGCGCGTCATGCCGAACATGACTTTCCCGCGGGAGAGCGACTGCGCCACGCCTGCTGGGCCACCTTGAATTAAACCGCTCGCATCTGTTGCGAAGGGAAGTGGTGCGACGCCATTCGCTGACGGCGCATTCTGGATTTCCGTGATGATCTGTTCGGGAGTCTGGCCGGCTGCGATCGAGCGATTGATGACGGCGAAGTTATACCACTCGTCTCCGTCAGCCGCCCATATGTCAAGATAGCTGTCGACGTTTCGCTCGCGACCGGTTGCGATCTGCTTGATGGACCCTTGAAAAATGATCCCGAAGTTTCCAGTTTCATATCCAGCCTGAAGCGTAATGGCTGTAAATTCTTTCTGAATCGTCTTCACCGTCGCATCGGCGAGGTTATAGATTCGGACATACAGCGTGTTCGGCGCCTGCTCATCTGCGCATCTCGTCTTGAACGTGAAGCGGAACTCAGAAAGATCCAATCCTTGCGTGCCAGTCGACACGATGAGACTGACCTTTCTTCCGAACTGATCGCTCATGGAACTATCGCGTATAGATGGCCGGTTTCGCCCAAATTGGCGTATGTCGGAACTGCATCAGGTTCGTTGTCTGTCTGGCAGACCAATTTGAATCCGAACGCGAGATACCCGTATTGCGCCAGAAGATCGGCACCGGTAATCAATGGGATTCCAGACAGAATTGCATTTCCGCTCGAATCCGATATATCCAGGACCCATGATGCATTCGGGATATTCCATTTGGTCGTGAAGCCATAGGTGACGCCAACCAACGGGATATTGAAGGTCTGCGGCTTTGGCGAGAGCGGAATTTCGTAGTAGGTCGTCATGCTGGCAATGCGGAGACGTTGATATTGGGCGCCGGGACTGGGTAGGTCGTGCCCATATTCGTCGTCGATCCGTTCTGCTCAGGATTTGCCATCACAGACGAGTCGGGCACCGTCACAGTCTGAGTCTGTGCCATCAGGATCTGCCTGCATGTGATCCGGATAATCGCCGAGTTTTCCGTTCGCTGATCAGTGGTCGTCGCAAGCGACTTGATCAACATATTCTGGTACGTGCGCTTGCCGGTATAGATCGTGAACAATGACCGGTTCTGCTGCATCGCCACGAGTGACTGATATGCCTGTGTCGACGGACTGGAAGTGCTGCTGCCGTCGAGCACATTCAAAGCGCCGCCGATTAATTCCGCGGCACCGATAACAGCCCGGACAGCAGCATTGGCATTAGATGCAGCGCCTAGTACCGTATTAACGATGCCGGAGTTGTTCGGGCTATCCGACCACCCTGCAGTAATCACCACCTCGGCAGGACGCTTAAAAGCATGATCAGATATGGATGCGCCCTGCTCGACAGGGTGATCTGTGATCTCCATGTCGTCTGTGTGAACCTCTTCAATGGTGGCATCCGGGATAAGTAACGTCCCGGAGCCATCATCAAAACCGCGCTTTGGCTTCGTCGAGAGCAACTGAAGCGCTATCTGCCCAGCCGCCGCCCCGATTCCAAGTACGGTCATTGCACTGCTCCAGCAAAGTTTCTAACGAGATCGCCGTTGACCCGACTTTGTTCTGCGCCAACAGCACGAGCGGTCCCCTGCGGGTCTGCGGTTCCTGCGATGTGATAGGTATTAGTCTGCGTCACATTTACCGCGCGAGATGACTGGGGCGAGGCGCCCAATCGGGTGTTTTGAGATGAGCTCATCAGTGCCGACGCATTCGCGTAAGCCGATCCGTTTTCATGCCCAAATATCGCGCCGGCTACACCAACCAACTGATTCCCGCTCAGCCTTGAATCCGCTGATACTCCAAGCTTCTTTACGACCGCTGCGATATAGGCTTCGGTGTTGTTCTCGTTTGACGGTGCCCATTTGGAAATGATCTTCCTGATGGTGTCGAAGCCACGCGACGCGTAGCTCTCGAGTAGCCTTATCGCCGCCTGAATGCCATCCTGCATCGAGGAAAACACCGCAAATCCCCCTCCATCTGGGCCAGTCGCTCCAAGTTGGCGGGCGAATGACCCATACCGCAGGTTTCCTGGGTTGTTATTGCGTATCCCGCGCGGAGCGGGCCGCTCTGGCGGCAACTCAACGATCTTGCCAAACTGCTCAATTGGTTGTCGAGGAGGCGTCAGCTTTGCTCCGCCGCCGTCTTTCATGCTATCCAGTTCGGCCTGCGTGTATCCGCCTGTGGCGTCGAGTTGACTGCGATCGGTTCCCGTCAAGACATCCGACAGCGAGCGATACTTTCTTCCGCTCATACGGGTTATCAAACCATCAACCTTATCGCGAATCAGATCGCCCACTTTCCAGCCAGCAAACCCAGCTCCGACACCGAGTAACGCCGTGAGTGCTGCGGTCAACCCACCGATACCTCCGATGATCCCGGCGAGTTTGAGGCCCGCAAGAATAAGGAGCGCATTCCCCCATCCGCCCACCGCCTTGGCTGCATCGTTTGCCAGAGTGACAAATCTGTCTAGTGCGTTGAGGGTTTTATTCCAGTCAATTCTCGAAAGCCAGTCGGCTAGTCGCTGCACAGCGTCGGCAATAGCATTCGCCGCGTCGCCGGCATGGTTTTCGGCCCACCGCTCAAACCTCTCAATCAGAGGCGTGAGGACAGGCACAAGCTTCGACTCGATGACGACCCACAGCAACTCAAAATCTGACGTCGCCCGACGAATTGTGTTGTTGAAGTCGATGCCAGCCTTTGCAGCCTGGTCAGAATCAATACCGAAGCGCCCTAACCGGTCCTTGTACTTGCCCTGCTCAGCCTCCAGCTTCGGAAGGCCGTTCTCCAGCATCAGCAGCGTGTCTGGGTCAATGCCGAACAAGCTGGCATATGCTGCGGCCACATAGGGTTGCATGCCCTTCATCTTGGCGATGAAGTTGGCGAACTTCTCGGTCGGGTCCCCGCCTGTCACGCCGAGGGACGACAACAGGCTGTTCGACCCGGGGTTGAGTCTCAGCGTGCGCGTGAAATTCTCGAGCGACCCCTGGGCCTGCTCTGCAGTCAATCCAATCTGGCCAGCCGCGTAGCGCAGCGCCATCAGGTTTCCAACAGTGGCACCTGTGCGCTGCGATGCGTAATACAGATTCTCCATCTGGCTGGAGATGACCTTTACGCCCGCTACGACGCCAGCAGCAGTTGCAGCGACGGCAGCGCCAGCCGCCAGAACGCTCTTTGTCACGCCTTCTACGGCGGTGTTGAACTTCTTCAATCCAACCTGATCGACTTCAAACCCGAGACTGACGAGGAACTCGCGCAAGACATTTTCGTTCATGTTCGGTTCCGTTCTGCGGCTTGCTGGAGTCTTTCTTGGTTTATCGCTCGAACATCGAGCGCCTCATTCATAAAGGCGAGGTCTTCAAGATTTATCGTCCCGTCGATAAGGGATTCGTACTTGCACATCCCCTCAATCACAGGCCGAATTAGCCAGTCCTCTCCATCCGGCAGCGATATCAGATCAATGCCGCCCTCTACGGGGTCAGCGCCGATCCCGCTGCGGCGGCGGGAAAAAAACCTTGCATATTCTCCTGAATCACCTTCACTGTGAGCTGAATCATCTGGCTCATGTCGATGTCCTGAAACATCATGCCGCCGCCGCGAGCCATGATTGGAGCAGCAGGGCCATTTGGCTGAATGCGATGGCAGACAGAAAGGCAGACATCGAGAACATAGTCGACGTCTTCGTCGGACATTCGCGACAGTGCATCAGTCAGAGGCCCGAGAAACCGCGCTACACCTTCGCCTTTAAAGGCGGAGTCACTTAAGCCAGCCAGGAGCGGCGCGAGTCGACGCGCCACGTGGAATTGCTTACGCGCATCGATCCGGCCAACCCGGTAGCTAAAACCGCCTACTTCGATCGTATCGCTCATGCGTTACACCCCGACCGACAGAGCGGGGTCCATCACGCCGACGTCAAAGTTCCACTCGATGATGTTGCCGTCCATCGCGTAGGTGTTGCTTGGGAACTTCGAGAAGGCGACCTGTTGACAGGAGTACTGCTCGCCGCGAACGATGTCTGAGCCCGCCATAACGTTTTGCCCCCAGTTAGCCGAGCTCGTGCGCTGAAAGTTGTAGAGGGCGGAAAGCAGGCCATTGGTCGGCGAGGTCTTCAGAAGCCGAACGGTAGCCTTGCCACCCTTGCTGGCGTTCAGGCTATGCATTGCTGTACCGTCTGCGCCAATCGTCATCGTGTTGGCGTTTTCGACGAATTCGAAGGTCACGCCTTCTTTTGCGTTGCCCGCCCCGTCTCCCAGCGGAATAGATCCGCCGGGGCCAGTGATCGTCAGGGCAAAGTCCTGGAACGAATAAGTACTCATGCGCTTTCTCGATTATTGGTTGACGGTGACAGCGAAGTCGATCGTGTGGACCGCGCCAGCCAGCTTGACGGCGATCTGGAACGGGACGCTCTTGCGCGCTGCGCGATCTGCTGCGCTTTGCGATGCAACAGTCGGCTGGTAGACGTAATACCCCTTGCTCAGATAGTCGCCCTGATTCAAGGTGCCGAATCCGCCGCTCGTCCAGGTACCCGGCGCAAACAGACCGTTACCGACGTACTGTTGACACACGCCCTCAATGACCGTCGCGAGGATGTGCATGCCGGGGTCGGTTTGCGGAATCTTTGTCGTGCTTGTGTAGAGCGCGTTGAACAGTGCGGTCTGCACATCGATACAGAACGCGTCCATGCCGACAATCGTGTCGATAAACTCGCCTGAAGCAACGACAGCCGGCTCGATAATCGTCGTGCTGTTGTTGTAGGCAACGAAGACGTTGCAGTTCTTGCCTTCCAGCGCAGACATTTGCGTGGCGTTCAGCGTTTCGGCTGCGACACCCGGCTCCTGCTTGTACATCAGGGTGATCGTCGTGTTGTTGCCGGTATAGTCCACCGTCAACTGACGGCCGAGCAGAGAACTCACTGCATAGGCGCTGTTACTCGAATACTGCGTTACCGTCTTGTTGTAGCCGAGGGCCTTAAGTTGGGCAGCGATATCGGTCGTCGTGACCGAATTCAAAACCCCAGCTTCCTGCGTCGTGACACCGTAGAAGTGCTTGTTGGTCGTCGCCTCGCAGAAGGCGGCCAACGCAAGGTGATCGGCATCTGCCGCTTGCGGCACGACAAGCCCATACCACTGCTGCCCAAACTGGTTGTCGAACAGCGTAGCGGCTGCGACAGCCGACTCTGCGGCAACGCCTTGCGCCACGTAAGCACCCGACGATGCAGAGGTCGCGCCAAGCATGGCAGAGATATCCGTGCCAGCGCCGCCCGACAGGGTTGCGCCAGATACGGTTCCGACCGATCCTGCAAGCGTGAACGAGTTGCCGGTCGTGCCAGTTGCCTTGTAGACGATCTGGAGAGCCGTGCCTGCCGCGTTGACCGAGTAGGTCGCCTTCGACAGATTAGTGTCCGTCGACTGATTCAGGAACGTGACAGCGGCGGCAAGCGTAGCAGCGAGGTTCGCGCCGATCAGAACCTGGTTGCCGGTCGTCAGCGAAGAGACGAACGTCACAACGGTGCCGCCGATGGTGACAGTAGATGCCGTAGTCGGATTGACCGAGTACGTCACCGAGCCGAATGCGGTTGGCGCAGTCGCAAAGCTGAGTGTCGACGTCGCACCGGTCGTACCGTCAGTGATCTGGAATTGTGAAAAGCTCGAGTTCCACACGCAGGTCGAGCCAGCAACGGCAGCGGCCAATGCCGTCTGGATCAGCGAGGCGATGCCGTTCAGATTGGTCGACGTCGCGAAGCTGGCCGGCGAGATCGTGTACGGAGTACCGTTGACCGTGATCGAGAAGGCGGGCGCCGTAACGACAGTCCATGCCGACATGAGCTGCTGGGCGGTCGACAGCGTGGCGCCGAACAGTTGCGCCGCGGTCGCTGTTTGTGCCCAGCGACCAATCAGTACGTTGGCGGGCTGTGGCGACTGGCCGAACCATGTCGCAGCGGCCAGATATTCGGGCGCGGTAGTGCCGAAGTCGCCAGCGACTGACGTGAGGCTCGTGTACGAGCGCATACGCGCCGACACATCGATCACAGGCGACGAGCCGAGAATCAACTCGGTGTTCAGGTTCTGAGCCTGCGCCGCACTCGGAGACAGGTTAATCGTCCCCTGAATCAGCCGGGAAATGGGAAGTTGACTCGTCGTCATGTGGGGTTCCAATGAAAAAAGCCCGCACAGTGGCGGGCTTGGAATTCGTTACGTGATAGGGCTACTGCGTGACGTTGATCTGTTCGGTGCGCGGATCGGAATCGACGGTTGCTTGCGCGGAGAGGACGGAGAGAATCTGGTACGTTCTAACGATGCGGCGACGAATCCGTATGGTCAGGTCATAGCGACGGACCCATTGCTGATTGAGCAGTTCCGGCGCCGGAATAATCCGGCTTGCCTCGACCAGACCCATCTCATGCTGGTCGAGCATGGCATTGTTCTGTGAGACGTAAATTCCGTCTCGCGCCTGCGCTGCGTTGCTCATAGCCGATGGGCCGTAGAAGCTGCACAGAACGGGCAAAATCTCATGGCGGATAAACGACTCCGAACCATCGTCGTTCAGATGCTCGTATGGGTTGGGGTCCGGCTCAATATCCATTACGCCAACCGCGCACCAGTTGACGTTAGGCTCCGGCTGCTTCGGCACTGTCGTCTGCCACCTGGGGCGAACCATATTTCCCGGCATGCCAGTCAAGCCAACGATCATCTGCTGGAATATCGCATCCAGCGCTGCGTCTTCTGGCGGCGCAATACCGACAGGCTGAAGGTACCCGGCGACGCTAGAATCATCCGCCATTGGAACCCCCGGACAGCGGAATCAGTTCGCAGTTAGCCGCGGTGAAGCCGATCCCAAAGCGGGACCAATCGCCAACGTTTGTGACTGTGTATTGACGGCCGTTCCACGTCACGATATCGGCGTCGATTCCATCGGCGCCCGCGATCAGATTGAACTGGCTGTGAACCGTGATCGAGCCTTTGACATGCGAGCCTTCTGCCATGCGCATCAGCAGATCACCAGTGTTGTTAGTGACGACACCCCAGAATGGCGTGGTGGTAGGCACGTCGGTGGCAATGCCGTCATCGGAAACGATCTGGGTCATGCGCGCACAGACGAGGCTATCCACGAAATCCGGGTCGAGCAGGATTTCGGCGACGTCCAAAAGTGGCATGACTATTTGTTCCTGATGACGTGCGTCACTGAATTTCTAAGCTGGCCGGTATCCACAAGCGTGGACTCACGCGTTACACCACGGCGGCGCCGCGCCTCGAGTGTCGAATCGGCAAGTTTGGGTTGAATGTTGCTGTTGATCTTGCGCTTGACAGAGCTTTCGGCAGTGATTCCAGCCTTGGTCAATTCTTTCTCTGCGACCGACCTGGAACCATCAAGAGCCGCGCCTGCGGCCTTCCCAAGACGATCGGCCACCTCGCCCTGAACGTCGGCGACGCCAGGAACCAGGAATGGGCGGGCGGGAAGGTTATTGGCTGGCGATCCTGTCTCCAGGATGTACCCGATCTGCGCGTTGCTGAGCGGCCCGTCATCACGCTCTGGGGCGCTATCGGGGATGCCTACAAGCACGTCCTTCTGTGCAATCTCGGTGATTGCCCTGATGATCGACGCGAAGTTATCGGTGGTGATCTTCGCGCCTGATTTCATGTGAGACTCAGTTGATCTGCATTCCGCCTGCGCCCATCATTCGGGCGAGGCTAAGGTAACGAATGCCGTAGGTGGTCAATGCCCAGAACCCTGCGTCATCGAGGGTTGCCGCGCCAGTGTCGTAACTCTTGCTGACCTTATCGACAGACTTTGATGCGGTAGGCCCAGTCATCTCGCCGGGAACACCGCCCACCGTCGCAGCGGTCTGATCGCGAACGCCAAGCACCAGATGGTGCGCAGTAACCAGCTCAATCCCGATATTGGTGAGTTCCATCCACCGGCATTCGTTCACCAGTGAGGCGGCCACCGTCAGCCACATCTGGATCATGGCATCCGAATATCGCGTGGCGTCCGAAAACTCTGGGAAGTTAGACCGGAATTGAGTTGGCGTGATCGTCATGTCTTGGCGGGGCGACCTGGTTTGCGTTTATCTTCAACAGCAGATTCGTCGCTATGCAGCAACACCCACCAATGCGATTCGTACTCGGCGGGGATTTCCTGACCGACCGAGAACGGCAGCGGCCGGCAGTCGTCGCGGGTCAGGACAAAGTCCTGATTGGCGATGCGTGTCATCGTTTGCTCCAGAATACTGCCGGGAGAGGCCTATATTACAACGACTCCCGGCAATCGCTTAGATTGCGTCCCGGTATGCCAGGGTCGTTCCGTAGCGGAACTCGACCTGGCCAAAACGCGACCAGTAGGTCGTGATCTGGAACAGCGAGCGATACTCGAGCGGCGTGCGCTGCAGTTCCGTCATCGGATACTGGACGTACTTCTTGTCCTTGTTGTACGCGACCATACGGTCGACCGTGCCGAGCGTGCCCGGCGTGCCGCCGACACCCGCACCGATCAGCCACTTCAGAGGGAGAATTTCCAGCTTCGTGCCCGACTTCGTGCTGATGTTGTTTTCCAGCAGGTATGTCAGGATCGACTGGTTACCCGCCGAGCTGACGATCGTCGCCGCCAGATAGCCGTACTGCGCCGGGGGCAGAAGCAAGCGATTGGGCATGACCTTCCAGCCTGCCGCCTGCCATGCGCTCGTCAGAAGTTCGTTGACGTCCTTCAGGATTTCAGCCGGCGTCTTCGTAGTCCATTGCGGCGTGCTTGCGGCACCGTTCGCAACGTTCGAATAGCTACCAACAAGCGAATTCGAGTTCACGAGACCGGAGGTGCCGATGTTCGTGTCGCCCATGTAGACCAGTTGATCCAGGTCCATGTTGCGCTTGAGGTTCATGCCCTCGACCTTCTGCGCGTCTACCGGCTGGCCGAGCGCCTGCGCCTTCACTAGCTCGGGCACGGTGTATTTGACTTCAGCACCCCACAGGCGCATCGCCTGCGCGGTCTTGCCGATGTCGAGCGACGGGCCAGCAATCGCATTGCCTTCGTTCGAGATCCAGTTCAGGCCGCCCGGCGTCATGCCGCCAGCCATCGCGAATGCCGAGTTCGTGAACGAGGCGATTTCATCAGCCGGCGAAACGTCGGTGCGGATGTCGATGTCGCGCGACCAGGTGAATTCGACCAGCGGCTCGTTGAGCGTCTGGTCGAGACGTTCGAGCTGACCGATCAGGAACGCACCGGTCGAGTCGATCGTCATCTGATCGTAGGTCATCATGCCATCGGTCGTGAAGTGGCGCGCGAACTTGCGCGATGCTTCAGCGATTTCCCGGCGCTTGAGGAATTTTTGAACAGACATGTCCATTGTGTTGTTGCTCCAGAAACGAAAAAACCCGCCGAAGCGGGTCTGTAAGCGGATGCGCGATTAAGCGCCGGGGATCAGATATTGACGGCGATTTCCGTGATCCCGTATGCATCTGCGGGACCAGTGAAGTACCAGTTCGACGGCATCGCGACGGTGTTGGTCGTATCGGATGCAGCTTCGAAGCCACCGAGCGGCTTGCCGGAAGCGGCGCCAGCGACGCGCACGTACACGGCGCCGCCCTTGGCTGCTGCGGTTGTGCCACCGAGCGAGACCATCACATAGCCGCGTTTGAGAATGTCAGTCACGCCCGAGGTCGGGGGCGTCGACGTGCCGAGCGGGTCAGTGCCGTTGCCTTGGATCGGATACGGGCGAAGGTTCACGCCCTGCACGAGCGCTGCGGTGTCGGCCGACAGGTTGATCGGCTGAACCTTGCCGGAAACGTATTTCACAGCCACGCCAAATGCGGTCGGCGGCGTTGCCGAGTCGATCAGTTGAGTCTCGATCGTCGCGACTTCAGCGCGTTGAAGATCGCCAGCGAAACCTGCCGGCATGCGGAATTGATAAGCTTGCAACGAGGGCATGTCGGCTCCTTACTTACGGTTCGCCCAAAATTCGGCGTGGATCTGGTTGATGTCTTTGGCTTCTGCGGCGGCGTCGGTCGTCTTGCGAGCGACGGTCTTGTTTTTCTGCTTGACGAGTTCCGATGCAGCATGGAACGCCATCTTGGCAGCCACGCAATCCATCTTCGATACGTCGGCGTCGCCAGTGATACTGCGGACGAGGTCGCCGTGATCGTTCGTCAGCGCGGCACGCAAAGCGCGGCGGCGAAGCACGCAGATCGAGTCGGCGGTCTTCTTGCCATCGGCCTTCGCGTCGTAGGTCGGCAGCTTCACGCCAGGAGCGAGGATTTCAGCGCGCGCCTTAGCGTCCTGGAACTCATCGCGGAACGAGGCGGAATCGTTGGTCGACTTTTTCTCGTCGTCCTTCTTTTCTTCGTCGCCGTCCTCGTCTTCCGTCATCTTTTCGTCGTCCTCATCGGCGTCGCTTTCTTCGTCCTTGGTCTCTTCCTTCTTTTCTTCTTCGGCAGAGTCCTTGGTGAGCGCCTTGACGGATTTTTCGAGGGACGAGAGGCGGTCGTCGAACTTGGTCAGCACCGCCGCCAGATCCGGACCTTCGTCCTTCGTTTCTTCTTTGTCCTCATCCTTTTTGTCGTCTTTCTTTTCCTCGGACTCAGAGTCCTTGGTCGACATATGGATATGGATGTGCTGACCGTCGCCCGCACTTTCCTCATTAATCTCGTCGAGCGTCTTTTCAAAGCCCTCGGAGTCTTTTGTCATAAAAGCCTTGCGCAGTCGGTCGAACAGCGCCGAGGGCTTCGTCTTACTCGACATGGATGAATCTCCCAAAAATGGATTGGAGTCTTGGACGGAACAGGTTGTCCCGCAGCGCGGGTTCCTGACCAACGCAACGTGATTTGCCACGATGGTCGTTTGCCGCGCCCGTCCCGGCGCGATTTGCTGGTAGCCCGCGTCATAACCGACTGAAATGCCTTTCAGGCCGTTGTTTCGGACTTCGTTGATGGCGAACTTGTCTGTAATCAACAGGTCCGCAATGAGTAGGTCGGATTGATCGCCTGAGCCGCGGCGCGGGTTATGTGTCGACCCCTTGGCGAGAGCAGACCAGTTTTCCGGATTTACTTCGCCTTCGGGATGCCCAATGGTCACCGGCTTTCCGATAAGGCTGGCGAACGTTTCTGGCGAGAACACAACGGCCTCATCGCGCTCGACGACAATGAGGCCGTCTTTTCCGGCCTCAAGGTCGGGCAATTCGATATCGACGTAATCCTGAGTCCCGATACGCGCAATCGGCACGTCCTCGCAGATCAGGAAGCCCTCAGGAGTAAAAGACTGGTTCGGGCCAAGTTGCTCGATCGAAAAGAATCCGCGAGTGGTCACCGAATCTTTCGTAGGCGCGCGCTTGCTCACGCACGACTTGCACTCGCACGCTTTTGACATGGATATAGAGGAGCAATCCGCTTGCGCGGGTTAATCGGAAATGATGGGTTCTGCCCAGCAGCGGCAGTTATAAATGCAGCCTGGGTTTGCTCTAGCACCCGTGCGCTCATCGGCAACGGGAGGATTTCGCCACTGGAAAACGCGGCCGTTAAGCTTGCGGTGATCGCTGCGAACGTCCGAGTCTTCGGATGTGTGCCAGATGTACGAGTCAGAGCCGATCGATTCGGCCCGGGCCTGCGTCAGAGTCGTGGCCGTGCGCGAGACTTCAGTTCGAGCGATCGTGTTAGCCCTGCTGGCTGTCACCTCGCCAGAGCGCATGATCTCTTTGGCGATCTCGCTGGCGCGGGTTGAATCTTCGATGCCGGCAAGCGTCAGTTGATGGACTCTTTGCGCCGCCTCGCGCGGCAGGCTTTGGATCAAGTCAACCTGTTCCGCCAGCAGCGCCCGCATTACGACGCCGGTCGGCGCATTGCGGATTTCTTCGCGAAGCCCGCGTGACAGGTCTTTAGCCAGGACCTTCCACGTCTGCTCATCGCGTAGCGCCACGTCCATCAGCATGTTGCTGGCTGTCTGCGTGGCCCAGCCCTTGAGCATGTCCGCGTAGGCATTCAGCAAGTGCTCGATCGTCGGCACCTGCGACATGTCGCCCGGCGTGAACGGCTGGATGATCGCGCCTACCTGTTGCGCGACCTTCCTGAGCTGAGATCCGTATCGAAGCTCTGCGCCTCGCGTCTTGACCGGGTTGCGTTCGCGCTTGCGGTCGAGAGTGAAGATCATCTAGTCTGGAACAAAAGGGGATGGGCAATCAGCACAAGCTGCTCCAGTGCGCTTCAGGTTGCAACAAATTCGCGGCCTTTCTGTCGGCTCATTAATTTCTCTCTCGACCTCTTCCAGCCAATAACGCACAGACCGGAGTGCATCAACCATCTGCGATTTGCTCCACGCTGCATTTGCACGCTGCGCCGATTTAACAAGTTCATCCGTAGCTGAACGAGCCGCTCGAATGTTCGGCATCGGCGAGGGCGGAGGAGGAATCGGAGATCGCATAGCTTTCCTCTTTGGTTGATAGCCGAACATTATTTCTTACGAATCCGTTTCCTGATCCAATCCAGCGCAGAACCAGAATCGCCGGTCAGACTCGATACATCTGGCAAGTCCATCTCACCGGGTGGCGGGGCGTTCTTTTCCTGTTCTTCGGCTTCGGCAATATCGTCGTCCGTGATTGACCCGAACAGGCCGGTCACTTGCGCCGAGGCCTTAAGATCCTTCATTGCAGAGGATGGCTTCTGGACATTGGCATCCACAGCCTTGGTAACAGCATCGACCTTCTTGACAGCGATCTCAGCCTTCTCGGCTTCGTTCATTTCCTGAAGCGACCGGAACTCGAAGCCGAAGTCATCAGGCAAAGGCTTGCCGAGCGACGACATCGACATCACGCCGAACAGGCGGTGTAGAGGGTTGCGTAGGCGCCGCTCTTGGTTCTGCTTGACCTTCTCTTCCCACTGTTTCATTTCGCCTTCGCCAGTCGCGCCGAGCCCGGTGGGAGACTGGCCGAACAGGCGAGTGAATGGCATACCGAGTGCACCGCACAATTGCTGCGCGAACTGAAGCAACATGTCGGACAGGCCCGCAAAAGAATATTGGTGCGTCTCGAATTTATCCTTCCCGTCGACGACCGTGAGCCCTTCATTGGTCTGCGCCTGACGTATGAATTCCATCTGCTTCTGAAGTGCAGCCAAAGCGGGGCCGCCCATGCCGATGATTTCGCGGAGTTTGTCGATCGTCATCGTGCGCAGATGAGCTTTGTAGACAAGCTGCCCGGCGCCGACTGATGCGCTGTCGAATGCGATCAAACGATCCCACATCGGCTCCAAAACCGACAAGCCCCAGCCGTTCTCCGAGACGCGCTGATAGAAAGGCAAGTCCATCCCATCCATGCGGATGACGCGACTGTAGTGAATCTTTGCTTTCGGAATTGCTGCGTAGTCGGCGAGTACGTTGTAATAGACCGGCTTCCCCATGTCGGGGCCAAACTCGGTCACGACATCGCCAACAGGTGGCGATACCATCCAGCGGTCCAGAATCAGAAGGCCCTTGAATTGGCCTTTCGAAATAGCCTCGACGCGCAAAGGAGTTGAGAAGTCCTGCCCATCAATCAGCATGACAGCAAGGCTGCCGCCATAAAGGTTTGCCCACTTGCCGTTATCGCATAACGCATCCCAGATCGCCATGCGCATCAAGTCTTGATCCAGCTTGGTGATGTCTTCTGGATCGAGCCCGGAAAACTCCACGCCCGCCCTGGTCATATCTTCCGGCAGGGCGTCGACAGCAGCACGAACAATCCACGATCCGCGATAAGCCGCTTCCAGATTGATCCGGTTGCGGCTTTGATACGTGAGCGTGTACTGAGACGCTGACGACTGGTTATTAGTGCCCCAGCCGACGTTTGCAGCGAAATTCGAGAATGAATCGTTGGTGCGGACCGGTTGCGTCACGCTTGCCTTCATGTTTCGACGTGACTTAGCCATATCAGCGGAAAATCCTTTCTCTCGGCTCGGTGGCCCTTGGTGTTTTTAACTCGCCAACCTAGCCCAGATGTCGAGCGATCGACTAGCAGGCTGAAAGCAGATCATCACGGAGTCGGCAAGGTTTGGTGACATCGTTCCTTCTGGCGCCTTATCGACCACGATCTTGCCGACTGTGTTGACGGTGTATGTGGGCTGAGACAGCTCCATTGTCAGCGCCACCAACTCTTCAAGGTCTGGATCAATGGAGATGATGTCGTCGGGGTTGTACGGCATGTTCTCAACGACAGCACGATAGACGGCCTGGAAACGAATCCGGAGAGCCCACCAGGCTTGAGCTTTGGCATTGGCGAAAAAATCCTTGTTCTTTCGCTCTTTGACCATTTCCCCTTCCGGGTCATCAACAGCACCAGAGCCTCGGAACGGCTCATCGCGAACGGGGTATTTGCCTGCGGCGGCCCTTTGCTCGTTGATAACACGCGCATCACCGCGGACGCCAGCGCCCAGCCCGTCTGCGTCGTAGTCGAACGCCTCATACTGACGCTCGTCGCAGATCGCCATAGCACGCTCAACCGTCGAGAAAATGTCGCTGCCTTTCCCAGACCACGACTTCACGTAGTCCAGTAAGAATCCGTGACGCCCAGCAAACGCGTTCTTGTCTTTGCCTTCATCGGCTACATCAAGTGCGCCGCGTCGAGTGCCAGTAGGGTCAATGCCAAGCTTGCGATGCGCCCCAATGGCTGCTTGCACCCACTCCGATGGGATAAGCACCCCCTCGGTCGATGCCGAGTAGTTGATGTCGATTTCCTGGGCGACCGTTACCGGATCCAGAAACTCGCGCTGCTTCGCGTACCATGCGTCGTCTTTGCGCGGATCATCACGCCAGTGAAACGTGAAAACCTTGATCTTTCCGCCGTGGCGCTTCTGGGCAAAGGGGTTGCCCATACCATTCGGTGTCGATATGTCCTGCCTGCAATTCGTTGTGGCGGAGAGAGACGCGTCAACCAGTTGCGGGCGCTCAAGGAACGCCGATTCGTCTACGATATAGAAGCTGGATCGGTCACCGCGCCCGATGCCATCGCCAGACTCTCCTGTAATGACTGAGCCGCTATCAGGAAACACGATCCGCATGTGTGGCGCATGCGAGCCAACGTCCCAAGAGCCGCGGAACTCGGCGGGCAGCAGCGTCATGAACTGCCTAGCCTTCCAGAACAGCGACTTGGGCGAGCCGATCTTGTCGACGTATTCTTCCTTGCGCGATCCGAAGCCCACCACCACGCCGGGGTTGAACAGGCAGACAGTGTCGGCGAGCGCCACGGTGAGCCATGACATACCCATGTCGCGGGTCTTCTCCGTGATGCCGGGCTCCTGCGCCTTCCATCGGTCCAGGAACCAGACGATCCACTCTTCCTGCTTCGGGAACAGCAGAAACGGAATCTGCGCCGGCAGGCCGCGCTCGACATTGCGCGGGTCGAACGTCATGCCCCAGTCGATGATGAACTGGGCCGGATTGTCCCGGTAGTACGTCTTCAACGCAGGAACCATAGATGGATCTGCGCGAATTCGCCTCAGCCTCTCCGCCCGCCATTCGAACACCTGAAGGTAATCAGGGTTGCGGAAGTCGAACGTAAACGGGATCGGCATGTCATGGATTCATCAGCCGCGCGTATTGCTTCGCCGCTTCAATTGGGTCGGATGCAGCGAACTGCTTTGGATTGCTATCGCCTCCAGCCGCTTCAGCGCCAATGCTGTACGCCTCGCGCTCGAGCGTAATAAGCGTCTTGAGCGAATCCGACAGCGCCTTCATGGTCGACGTCCGGCCGCCCAGCGACATAGCCTTCATATAGGCCTCGTACAGTTTGTCGCGCCCGTTGTCGTCCGGCGTCATCATAAGCACGCCCAGATTCTCGTACAGATCGCGGTACTCCGTCTGGTGTTCCAACTCCGCTAAGAGCGTCATCACCAGCGTGCGCGACTTGGAGATGTCAGACCGGTGGGACAACCGGACGTTAGCAATTACCTCGGCGTTCGCTTCAACGATCGCCCTTTCGGTAACCGCCTTTTCCGTGGATACCTGAGTGGATACCTCACGCTTGGATACCAGTGCGTCGGCCTTTGCCTGTATGCGTTTGGCTAGATCTCGCTCCCATCCATCCCGCTTGGCGCGCTTGTTGATTGCGCCATGTGTGATGCCTTGAGATGCAGCAATCTCCCGAACCGACAACAAGCCAGCCCGGTAGTCAGCTTCAATCCGCTCCCAGTCCGGCGCGGCTTTCTTCTCTTGCGCCATATTCTCTCTGTAGCGTCAGGGCTACGGGTTTAGCGGGTTTGGGTGGTGGTGTGGCCGGAGGGCGTCAGGCTGCTTCGAACATTTCCGGGCACACGATCGTCCGCGCCACTTGCCCGTACTTCTCGTGATATGTAATTGCTGCAGCCGCCCGCTCCGAGATCCACCCGCCACGCGCAGCATGCGCATCGCGAGCAGCGAGGGTAGGGTGCTGCGTAACCGTCATGCCGGCGTACTCTTTCTCGTCAACATGGTGCCGATGACCGCAGTGGGCGTATCGCTTTGTCGTCGCGCCCCACAACTTCGGGAACTGCGCCGCAAAGAGCATTGGCAACTGTTCGTTGGTCACCTTGTGACCGTGGTGGAACGCCAGCATCGTCTCGCCGTGCTGGTGGACGTAGAACGGTAATTCGGAGTCGTTCACTGACAGGCGCGGCTCATCCTCATACAGCGCGGCGAACATCTGCCGCATCCACATAGAACCGCTCTCGTCGTGATTGCCCTCACAAACGATCAGATGCACCGTTTTGTGCTTCATGAGCGCGTGGTTGATCAGGCGACGTAGAACGCGTATCGCAGCGGCCACGATCTTCGAGAACCGGCCGTCTGTGTCTAAAACGTTCTTGTGTGCAGGCGTAAGGGGCAAAAGCCCGTCGCTATGCAGGAAGTCACCTTGAATCGTCAGAACGCACGTGGCGGCTTGCGGCGCGGACTCGACCATATGGACGAAGCTGGCGAGCAGCAAGCGCTCGGCAATCTTTAAATCCCAGTCGGCGCCACCTTCGCGATGCCAACTGAGTTGGCCCATATGATAGTCAGTGAAAACTATCAGGTTGCACAGCGCAGAATCGACCTTGATCGGCCCTGGCGCGGCCTTAACCCGAGGCAGCGTCTCGCTCATCGCGGCGCATGCTTCGCGGAAGATCGCTTCCTGTCGATCGTGGTCGACCTGGCTTTTCACCCATTGACCAGTAAGAACGCCGTCCTTATTGAAGTAGGACGAGACGCCTTTTGTCAGGAAGCCATCAGGCACAGCCCGAGTCATGTGACATTCGGGCGCGTAGCCCATCTTCGCCGCTTTCTTCTTGAGCGAAGCAATCGCATTGCCGATCGTGCCGCGACTCAAACCAAGCTCTGCGGCGGCTTTGCTGTCGGTGCCAAGCCGGTCGATTGCTTCGATGAATTCGAGTTGCCGCGGCGTTGCCCACTCTTTCAGTTTCTGGTCAATCGCCACAGTTTCCCCTAAGAATTAAGCTTGCCCGCGAACTCACCGCAGGTTAATTGCGGCTCGACCACCGGGAACTGACTGAATGAACCGAGCGATTCAACGTCGTACACAACAACTGGCGGATACCGGCGACATAGCCAGAATTCGCCTTGGTAGTGCGCATGCCTACATGACTTGCATGTGCTTGTCGGCTCCTCGACCTCAGTTTTGGGCTTTCGGGCCATCGGCACACTCAAATAAAAAAGCCCTCAACCTTTCGGGAGAGCAGACGCCGCAGGGGAACGGCGCGAGGAGAAAACTGGCGGGCAGCGAAGGAGTCGAACCCTCACGGCTAGGATTTGGAATCCTGCCTGCTCCCTGAGCTACCACCCGTTATTTGTGAAAGCACTCCGTACCGTGGAGCATCCGTTTGTATCACTAGCAGCACGTTATCCGCCGCATCTGGGCTAATGTCGTGCATGCGTTACGTTAGGCGCTTCCGTCGCCCGTCTAAATCTACCGGCCCGACACCGGCTGACGGCGGAAGCAGGGGATCGTTATGGCTTGATGCGAAATTCCCACAAGTCAGATAGCTTGCACGACTGCAGATCAATGACCTTTTGCGCTTCCTCGACAGTTCGGTAGCTTCCCCACTTACGCCATTCCGGCTCTGCCAACCATTTAGGAAGGACGCATCGCTTATGACGGCGTGACTGCACGATGACCGGCTTGTCTTTCTTGGCCTTTGGCGCCAATGGGCGCTGCTCAACAATGCCTTGGCGAGCCGCCTTGGCTTCGTTACAGTCTTCGCGATAGGTCTGGGTCACAGGTTTGCCATTTCAATCGGGTCGCAGCACGGCTTGCCGTCTACCAGCTCGCGGGAGCACCACCAGCAGCGATCCCGATTGCCTGAATAGAAGACTGGCAGCGTAGCCGCTCTAATAGCCAGATCGATCGGGGAGTAGATCGGCTTACCTTTGAGGTCGTGATCTACTGGCGTCATCAGCCATCCCATCCTTCCATCTGATCCGCCCAGTCTATATAGAAGCGCGAGGCTTCAAGGTGCCAAGTACCGAGCCAGAGCATCCATGCGGTTAGCGGGTTCATGACAGCGCCAACCGTCGCATCCACTCCGATTCATTCGGCCTGCGGTGCGTGCTGGTTACTCTCAGCGTCTTGTTTCGTGGCCAGGTGACCGGCGGCTTGGATTCCGCTTTCGGATGGGCCAGCAGGGCATTTACCAGTCGCGTGTACGTGTCAGTGGATTTACTCATTACTGTCCACCGGCTTACTAAATAGTGCTTCCGCCAACTTCCGGGCCTCGCTCCAATCTTTAGTTGAGGACTCCTCAGCCAGAAACTCTTCAAGCGTCTTTGTCATGCGGCGCGGTTGCTCTGGAATAGGGGAGTTGCCCCAGGTGGATCGATCTTTCTTGGAGACGACCTGGCGCGATCCTTCAGCACGGCTTCTCTCAAGGTTCGCCAGCGGATCGCCGCCGAACGAGCCGGAGTAGGTAATTGATCGAGCCATGAGGACGGAAAGCAAAAAGCCCGCAAGGCTTTACCTGGCGGGCTTCAATGGAAATTCGGGACGAGTTCAACCATCACGGTTTGAACTGGAGCTTTCGCTCTATCGTCCTGCGTCGGCTCTGTTTCGCTTTCGCTACTACGACGACTAAGTCCGTAGAATACACCATCCATTGTGGTTTACAAGCTAATTCTCGCAAGATAGCGCAAATTTTCTGAAATCCTCGTCGCCGGTCGCGATGTGCTCCAGATTGCTGCGCTGATTAGTCTTGAATTGGCCTTTGGGTAGGAACACTCGGTCAAACTGCCCGTGCCACTTGCCAAACCTGGTTGGCTCTCCTCCTCTATATGCAGACGGGCCACACGCGCTGCAAAGCTTTTTGCCCTCGCGACCCTCAATGCCGACCCAATCGAAGAACTCGTCATGAACGCCAGCGCCCCAGTAGCGGCCCAATGCAGTGTTTTCACAACACCCGCAGTGCTCACATTGAAATAAGCTCATGCCGCATCCCTCAAAAGACTCCGCGCCCGGCCAGAGGTATCCGCAACCGACGACATCATGCAAGTCATCACGCCGTCGAATTTCTTTTGATGCTTCGCCCAGGATTCAACCGGCAGCCCAGCAGCCAACGCGCGCTCTGAATCCGAGTAACGCTTGGCTCCTGTTCCGCCGCATTTGTTGCACTTGCTGGAGTGGCCCGACTCGATCGTGTATCCAGTACCCTTGCACGTATCGCATGTGTCGATCAGATATTCCTTGATGCATGCGGTCGCCAACTTCTGTGCGTAGGTCAATTCAACCTTCAAACGCTGGGCCGCTTTGTTCGCCAACATATGCAACGCACGCTTCCCAGCGGAGCGATCATTAGCAAACTTGAACCTCAGTAGAGCGGAGCCGAGCGCATCCGACATTCCCAGCGCAGTAATTCGGTCAATCGCCTTTTCCTCTCGCTCATTCCACGCGAGATTTGACGAATGAACATCACTGGCGATCTTCTCTCGAATCATCACGAACCCCGCTTACCGATTGAACTACTATTAGTTGTCCTATTTTACCGTAAAAACACTACAGGTACCACTTTTTACGTTTGTCAATCACCTATTTTGCGATTCATTCCAGCGACCTCGCGCACTTCGATACCAGCATCACGCGCCTGCTTAACCATGTTCGCCGTACCTCGGCCTCCAGCAAATGCAATGACGAGTTGCGGCTTGTAGTTCAGCATCCGGGTGTTGCGCATTGGGCCGGCGGCTCGACCATGAACCTCCCATTTAGCAGGGACGTTCAGGCAATCAACGCTTCGCGCCTCTGCCCATAACCTACCCATCGTGTCCGCGCCTCGCGCACCTCCTTGAATAACCAATTCAATGGCCTTAGTCGCATGTTGCGCGTCGAGCACTTCAAACAATCTCCGCTCCTCCCATTCTTGCTGACCGTAGTCGCGGCCACCGCATACCAGAACCCTCATTCCCCCTCCAATCCCGTCAAGTTGATCCACTCATACCGAACGCCATCTGGCCGTGGCTGATAGCCGTCTTCCAACTTCCGCGCGAATGCCGCTTCCTCATCGGTCATAAGTTGACCGTGCGCCACTCGCTCCGGCCTATCCCGATTCTTCCTCCGCTTCGTTGGTGCTGTATAGCGGGGGCGGTGGAGGAGCCAGATATCGAGCAGAGCGCCCCATGCGAAGGTGGCGAGGATGAAGCCGACTAGCAGCCCCGGGACGAAGGCGGTCATATCAGTGGTTTCCTTCTGTAACGATTGTCTCGGACTTATGGACATTCATCTTTCCTTGGCGCTCGCTCCAGTTGCGCTCTGTCGTCACGGTTCCATCGCTGCAGCGAGTAAAGTAATGCCAATCGCCGGACTTGAACGCGTAGACTTTGCAGCCATCCGCTTCGCGAATCACATGCGGCGTCGCGTCGGCACGCTCTTGCGCCTCTCTGTCTGCGACAACTTGCTTTGACCAATCGGAAAAAAAGCAGCCGTACATCATTCCGCCGCATACCCCAGCAGTAAGAATCCATTGCAGTAATGTGCTGATTCGGATCATGTCGCCACCTCAATAAAGATTTTCGGAATACAGCGTCCCGCCGTCCGTATCATCGCCACCGCATCGCCGGATGATCTGCACAGCAGCCTCGGCAACCTTCCAAGCTTCCGTGCGGCTCAGGAAATTCCCCTTGTTGTCGATGAAGCCTTGGTCGACCGGATCGCCCTCGGCGTCGAGGTGGCGCATGAAGGCGTCCCAGTGCCGGATGCCCAGAACAACTTCGCCAGTGAAGCGCTTGCGGTTTGCTGCACAGACTATGCGGTGGATGGTCATTTGGCACCTCGCAACGAATCAATCTCAGCAGTGATGCTCTCACCAGATTCTGCCCCGCAACTCGCCACTGAGATATAGAGCTGCTCGGCGTTGCCTTCGGCAGAGATGGCCCATCGGTAGCGTTCGGCGTCGGATCGCAGCGCCCGAACCTCAGCGATGAGGGCGATGATGTCCCGTGGCTCACTGGCCTCTACGAATGACATTGCTTGGTCCACGGTGACATTCTTGGACATGGCCGCCTTCGCCAGCGCTTCCAGTGCGCGATGTCGATCATTTTCCGCCTCGGTCAAACAGATCCACTGGATCCTGATTGAATACGGCAAAGATGCTGGCACCCCAAATGATGGCCGCCAGCGTATAAAAGACGCCCCACCCGATAGGCGGCATGTGAAGCCGGTCCATCAACAACCACCAGGCGACGGTTGCCACAATCGGGAAACGGGCCGGGAGGTTTGTCATCTTGACTACCTTGTTCTTTTTCATGCGATCTCCAATTCGTTAGTTGCCGCCTTCTGAAGCTCGCGGACTTTCGCCCGGTAATAAGCCTTCAGTTCTGTGATTTCAGCTATGGTGAGCTTTTTCGGGGCATGCGGTCCTTCGATCCATTCGACCCGCTCGACTCCGATCTTCTTGATGAGGTTTGCACGGTATGGGATTAAATTCCCTGACAGGTGGACGTTGCAGGGCTGACAACTGAGGTGACAGTTATCTGGCTCGAACCTTAATTCTGGGCACGAGCCAACGCTGCGGTAATGTCCGGCGTGGAGTTGCCCCTGGTGATGCCGGCCGCAGGCGATGCAGGGCTTACCAGCATCCCGCAAACGAATCCACTGGTTGAATGCCACCTGCAACTCCTTCAGGTGCGTGCCGCGCGTCTTGGCCTTCTCCATCGCGACGCGTATCGACTTCCGCTCCTCACGATTAGCGCGAGCGGCTTTCTGCTCGGCGAGCTTGCGGGCGTGAGCGGCGGCGCAATAAGGTCCGCACACCTTCTGCATCGTGCGGGATGGGGTGAAGACCGTTTTGCATGAGGCGCATTTCTTGGGCTTGAGTGCCTTCTTGACGGGGAGGGAAGTACGGATCACTCATCCCTCCACATCGCCACAAACATGAGGATTAGATAAACGGCGGCGCTCCCCAAAGCGAATGACACGGACATGTGGGGCGACACCATGATCGCAAGCAAAATTGCGTATAGTTGGCTTCGCTTCATTCGAAAGTCACCCCCAATGTTCCTGCCGCGTAGCTCTGCACGGCGTCCAGGTATTCACTGAACTCGCCGACACTCATCTGTGTCGTGGACTTCCGCCGCGTGATGATCGGCGTCATTGGACGTGCCCCCAAGTGTGTCCACGGTTAATGCTGCTGATGTTCGTTGAACACGTATTGAATTGGGCGGCTATTTCTCGCTGTAACTTCCCCTCCCTGAGAAGCCGCTTTATCTCTATGACTTCAGCCTCTGTCAGCTTGGAGGCGCTCGACAACTCGCCTTTCCCTCCATGGAGCTTCTCGGCAAAGTTGCGGCCCAAAACGGAGATTGCGTGTGCAGTGTTGTGTTTGTGGGTACACCACTCAAGGTTATCTGCTCGCGGATCTAGATAATCACCATTCATGTGGTTCACGCAAGGCAGGTTGTCAGGATTGGGGATAAAAGCCTCGGCGACGAGACGATGCACATTTCTACCGTGTGTCGTTCCGCCCAGCCATGCATACACTAGAAGGTACCCGCCGCGGTTGTTGATGACTCGCTTGTTAATTCGACCGGATTTAGCGTTTCGAACATTACCAAGATTCGAAACTTCGTACTTACCTTCCCACCGTTCGATAGGCAGCCAAACTTCAGAAGCTCCACTCGATTCCAAATTCATTTGCGCCCTCTGCATGGATTTTTTCAATGAGATCGGAGAACTGTTTTACCGAAAGATCAGCAGTTGACCAGTAGACCTGAATTATCTCATTATCGGGTGTTTGATATTCGTCCTTCAGAAGGAATCTTCTTCGGTAATACTCCTTCCAAAACTCCATTGGATATTGTTTTCCATTCCACCAAGCGTTGATAGCCATTTCCTCCAGCATGGCATGCAACTTCCTATTTTGCGGCCCATTCCTCTGCCGCTCCTCCGCAGTAACAATCAACCGCAGCGGCTCGCCCTTGTCGGCAAAGACCGGCGCGTTAGCCTTGATGAAGGCGACGACAGCATTCCATGCACCGCCGTCTTTCAGTTTGAACTCGCGGTAGAGGGCGGCGGTCATGCCGCCTCCAACTCAATCCAGTCTCCGCCAGCCACATATGCGAGACAGCCATCAAGGTCGTAAGCTCCGGTCTTCTCGGAAAAGCCATTGCGCTTGACGACATACACGTCGCCATTCGGCTGAACCTGAATGTAGTCGGTATCGTCCTTGAAGCCGCCCCGATTGCGGAATTGCCGCACCTTGATTGCAGATGCATTCGATTCGGCAATTTGGCGGGCGTCGGTCTCGCGGGCCGCGTGCTCGGTCATCGCCTTACTGTCAGCGAATCGCCACGTAAATCCATAGGCGCGCGGGAGTTTCCCTGCGCATGCGGAGCTGATGTTCCCACCACGCGCTTTCGTCTTTCCGTTCTCTCGGAGCCACGCCGCGGCGAGTGAAATTGCGCCAAATGTTATGCCAGCCTCGACGCAGAGAATCTCCCGTGCGCTAGGATGCTTCTCGCCCGAGAAAGCGGCAGAAATTTTTTCCCGCGTCTTCGCCGATGCAATACGCGTGCGGTTGTGCGCAGCAATAGCAGCGCATCGCTCCACACCAAGCCTCTTGCCGTACATATGATTCCTTTCGCCACTCAGGGCGATTGAAAGTTTCGCCTTCGTATCAGCGCTAAGGGGCTTTCCGAATTGATGGTGGTTCTCGCCCTTCATCTTTCCGACTAGGCTGGCTGAGACCTTGGCGCGATGCTCGGCTGTTAGCTTTCGCCCCCACATCGGATTGCCGTCGCCGGTCATACGAATCGACATTGCAGCCCGTTCTATCGGATCCGCCCAACGGCGCAGTGCTGCGAGAGACATCTTTTGAATGGTCGACTTACGGTGACTTTTCCCCCAGTTCGGATGCTTTTCACCGCTGCGAGCCGCAGACATTCTGGCCCGAACTTCTGCGCTCAGCCGCTTCCCTTTGCTGGCGATAGATAGTTTTCTCCTGGTCTCGGCGTTCGGAACTTTGCCGAATTTCTTCGCTGACATTGAAGCTCTCGCCTCATCCGTGTGGCGACGGCCGCGGAACGGTGCGCCGGCAAAGTGAGCCATGTTGTAACGACGATCAGCAGGGATTGCCTCGATTTGCTCCTGCTCTCGCGCTAAAAGCTCAGACTCAGGAACAATGGCAATCTTCGCGAAGACCAATTGACCTTCACCGTACTTGGCAAACGCGCGCTGAAGCGGGCGGCAATGATGCTTCTCGAATCGCAGGAGTGAACGGTGCTGCTGCCAGCGACGCGAAAATGACTTGGTGCTTCCCACGTAGACCTTTCCGCTTGGAGAGGTGATCGTATAGACGCCGCAATCAAAATTCAGGGCGTTCATAAATCCTCCGGTGCGGCCGGCTCCGCTAACCATTGCGAGGGACGGTCGTCGCCCTCCGGGTAGGTCCGGATAAACGTCAGTAGCATCACGATGTTGCAGAGGAAGTGGCCACGATGTGGATGACCAGACTCGGCGTCGTTTTCCTCGTTGTCGATCATGCGGAGCAGGTGACGAGCGGCACACGCAAACGCAATACTCCATTGCATGCCCTTGGCCCAATTCCACTCGGCATACTTACGGCGTCCATAGTCGAATACGGCGGCGCATTCGTCCCACACGGGGCCGACCAGCCCAATCGCATCCCACAGGGTTTCTGCGTTACCCCCCTCTTGGAAGTGAGCCAGCGCATGTAGCGCCGAGATCAGACGCGGCTGAGCCAGACCGTCGTGCGCCAAGTGATCGGCAATGACTCGCAACGGAATCAGTTCGATAGGCACCTTGCCGGAGTTGTAACGCGCCCCGGATCCGCGCGCACTGGAATTGATGTCACCGATACCGTCTTTTTGCCAATGCTCTTTCACGCTGCCTCCGCTACCAAGTCCGCCAGATCAAAAATCTCAAGTCCCATGCGCTGCGCCACCAGGTGCTCAATCCGCGCGCCGAACGACGCTTCCCAGCCCGGCAACATGCAAATGGCTGTGCAGCCGCGCATTGCCACCACATCGGCAGCGATGCAATCAAGCCAGTCGGCTTCAGGATCGTTGTTGATGGCCACCGGGTTCACCACGTCCCAGCGGAGATTGCGCAGGCGAACGGCTGTGCGGTTGAACAAAGGCCAATTAAGGCGGGGAAGGCCAGACATCGGGCCGGAAATATAAATGCGCTTCACTCTGCAATCTCCTTCTCTTGCTTCTTCGTGGTCTGTTCGACAGCTCGGCGCTGCGCCTCCTGCCACGTCTCCCAGTGGCTTTCGCGTGCGGAGTGCAAGAGCGATTTGTTCTGGCTTTCGTACCAAGCGTCGAAGTCGGGGCGGTTGAATCCGGGTAGGGTGGTCATGGCATTACCTTCCAAAGGACAATGGCAATACCAAGAGAGAACAACCCCAGTCCACTGAACGTCCAAAGAAGTAAAGGAACGCCAATCAGCAATCCGGGCCATTTGTCGATAAGCCTGACGGCCAGTACTCCGCTCAAGAACATCATCAATCCGATCGCTGTCATTCCCCACCCCCCATCTCCCGCCAAACGTCCCACTCCGAAACGTCCAGCCCTGCCTTGTTGATCCACTCACCTCGCCATTCCATTGGCTCTGGTGGTTCCAGTTGTTCGCCGGTTATGAAGCGGCGTTCGACTTCGAATGTGTCGTGCCGTGGTGGCGGTTTTGAGCAACTTGTCCACGTCATAACGCCTCCCTATGAACATCACGCGCGTACGCGACAAGCTGGGTAAATGGTGTGGCGCCGACTTTCGGAACGTCTTTGCGTCGGAGCCGATTCCGCATCGCTGCAGGCTTGGGCTTGCGAACGTCGTCGCCCTCTCCCCATGCGTAAATTGGAAAGGGCGGCCCATTAACTTCAGTCTTCCGCCAACCGGTAATATGGATGCGGCCGGCGCCATGCATCACTTTCAGAAACTCGCCGACTCGGCGATAGGAAACTCCGGTCCTTTCCGACAGACCCTTAGCGTGATCAGAAGATGATTCAAGAGACGCCTTCAGCACGGCAAACGCTGGCGAATACTCCGACTTCACATTCCGGCGTTGAGCGAGTCCGAGGTTTTGACCCTTGACCAGCGTGGCGCGAAGGGTATGCCGAGGTAAGAGGTGCATTTTGGTTTTGAGCGGCTCATTGCAGGCCCAGATTTCCTTGAGAATGCGAATCTCGACTGTCGTCCACTCATGCCAAACTTTAGGTGCGCGGCTCATGCTGCCTCCCGATGCTTCCAGTACTCCCGCTCGACTATCTTAGTAGCGGCGTCTACTTCGCCGATCGTCGCCATGCGGAGTTGTTGGCCCCACAGTGCGATCGCTTCCTCAACCGCCGATTGGTCGGCGTGCGACGCAAAGGCCAACTTGCCGGTTGCTTCATAGCCGGGGATCATGCGACGCATTGCTTCATGTGCCGCATTGAATGTGTCGAGCGCTTCAGCGCCGAGACCGCCTTTTGCAAAGAGCCACGCCTGATTCAGACAGTTAGCAAGCGTGTCCCATTGACTTTTCTGGCCGTAACCGCGCGTCACTGCGTCAAGAGACGTCAGCGCAGCCATTTCGAACTCGCCTGCAAACGCCTCATTGACGTCCTGGCGTAGCACCTTGAATCGCTCGAGCGCGATCATGCAGGCGTTAGGATTGATGCGCTTGGGCCGATATGCCTTGCGCGGTTTGCGATTGGCTGCCATTACGCTGCCTCCAGCATTGGTTGTTTGACAAGTCGCTGACGTGCAACTTCCTGCATGCTGCGCAGCGTCTCCATTGCGCGAAAGATCGGTGGAGTAGCTTTCGCCGATAGCGCCCACATTGCATTTGCGAAAACGTCGGACTCAAACACCTTGACTACTTCACCGCGGGCCTCCATGCGACGAAGCGCCTGAACGGTGGTATCGATGCTTGATCCTAGGAATTCAGCCAACTGCCACACGGGCGCGCCGTGGGGGCGGTCAGTAAGGAACTCAGTTGCGCGCGGCTGGATTTGGCGTGACATCAGATTCCCCCATTCAGCGCAGCAAGCGCTTGTTTGACTGTTTTGACGACATGATTCATTTCTTCTTCGCCTCCCACGCCTTAACCAGTCCTTCCTTCAATTGCCGCGCTTCGTCGGCGCTATGAACTTCGAGGTTCGCCAGATAGGCCCTGCGATCTTCCAGCGGCCACTCAGCGATCTCTTCGATTACGCTTTGGAGCTGGTCGGGGGTCATGTTGCAAATGCTCCCTTGCCAACCATGTCTTTCATCTTGGCGATCTGCTCTTTGACGTTCGCCCGCTTCTCAGGGGCAACGCTTTCTAGGAGGGGCTTGGAATCTCCAGTCAAAAGGAATTCGACCAAAACATTATTTTTCGGCGCAGGCAAAAGGTTCTTAGCGTGGTCTGCCGTGATGCGCCCCAGTTCGACCGCGCGATTAACGACTTCGGTGCGGCCATCCACGTCGTGACCCAAGGAAATTTCCCAACGCACAGGCGCATGGCTATCGCGGGCTGCGGCAAGTGCTTTGACGTACGATTCCTTGAATGCCATGCGTGCCGGAATGTCTTCGCCAGCCTCTAGCAGCGGCCTCGCAACACTCCAAGCCTGACGCATTTCATCGGTCCAAGCGACAGTCGTAGCCTCGTCGCGTGGCAACATCGCCCAAGCCTCTTCGGGACCGGGGCGTCCATCATCAATGCGCGACACCACGTCCGATACCGTCAGGACACCTCGGACTTCCCGGCGGCAGCGGGTGAGGGCGCTCAACACTGCTCGATCGGGGAAACCAGCAAGATCCGCAACGAACATCGATGCCGCAGCGGGAGAAAACGTTCGGCCGCAAAGTTCTGCAGTGACCGCGACAGCTTCCAAAACTTGACTGCTAGGCATTGCTCGACTCCTTTGCTTCACGTTTTTTGGCCGCTTCGATAAGCGGGGCGAATGCGTTGAAATTCGTTTGCGTCTTGTCGGCCTGCTGCGCTTCAGCCGCCGTTACCTGTCTTCTGCGTACCCACTCCGTCCGAAGCTTCTCGGCATCCTTCGTCATCGCCGCGACCGAGTGGCAAACCTGCACGTAGTACCGGTTGTTGTGCGACACGTACCACGCAGCTACCGCGGGCGCCTCGTCTGCACCAAGCCGTTTTACAAAGTTCGCCATCTGCCCATTGACCGTTGCGTTGCGGACTGGCTGCGTGCCGTACCGTGCTTCGTATGCCGTTGCGTATGCGCTCCAAGTCTCGCTCGTTGGTACGGCCGGCTTCACAGCCTGTGACTTTTTCGGGGCGGCCTCCGACGCAGTCGGTGGCAAACGGGTTTCTGCAGGGATCAGCGAATCAGTCAATCCGGGATCAGTCAATCGGTCAATCAGAGAATCAGAGATACAAGGGCCAAGTGCTTCTTCAATCGGTTCGCAGTCCTTACTCGCTTGGTCAAAAGAACTTTGCACCTTGGTCGAAAGTTCTTCACTCCATGCGGGCAAGTCACTAGCAACTTCGTTCGAGTGCGGCTTCTGATGTTTGGAGAAGTTGGTGATCTGGATGTACTTACCACCATCAACTTCGTACCTTGCAATGAAGTCGCCTGCTTGCAATTCGTTTAACAGAACATCAACATCAACACCGTCGTCGTAGGCGAGTGCTTTCGCCTTGATTTTTTTCGGCCGGTCCTCGAGACGACCTTCGCGGTCGGCCAACATCCATAGGTAGATAAACAGGAGCCGAGTGATCGGAGCGAGTTCGGCTAGATCCTCGTTCTCCATCACGCCTGGTTTAATGTTCCGCGCTCTAGCCACTTATTGCTCCGTCAAAACTTCGAATCCGGCCATCGTCACTTCATAATCAGTTCGGCGACGCTGCAGGCGACTATCGCGGCCAGCAGAACGATGCCACCAACAACAATCAACGTTTTCATACGGCCCTCGTAAGGCGTTAGTACAACTACTTAGGTGGGTGGCGCCGGTCAAATCGGCCGGCGCTTGCTTCAGTGTTTCGTGTCCTGCTGCGACCCTGTGAGCTTCGATGCACCTACTAGCGCAAACGCAGCAAACAACTTAGGATCCGCCTCCATCATTCGCTCCAGCTCCTGCTGGAGAATTTTCTGTTCAACCCCCACCCGCTTCCGGGCGTCCTCTATTGCCGTTTGGCAAACCTGGAGCGCCTCGTCTCTCGTCATTTCATAAGCCTCCCCTCTGTGAATTGATTACCTCTTCCATCAACGTGAGCATCGCGTCTCGCGCAAGCCACTGGCTGATGCCGTAGTTACCGACTTGCTCCTGGACTGCCACCAGATGTTTCGCTGGCAGATCCCGGCGCTTCTTGCCCTTGTCGGTGTACTCCTCTTTGGCGAAATACTCGGATGCATGCGACGCGTAAAAGTCGCCAGAGATTTCCGCCGCCATGAGACTGAATGTCAGGTTCTTCCGCGTCCTGTATTCCCACGCAAGGTGGCAAGCATCGCGGAAGGTCTTGCACTCAGCTATCAGTGCCTTCGGCAAAAACACCAGAGCTTGGGGCGTCAAACCAACGGAGCCGGTCTGTGCGCCATGCTGGCTGGCACTGGAGAGGCTTTCGTGGTGTTGCATTGATCGACTCCTATAGTGAAATTTCATCGGAATACCGGTTGAAATACCCGAGGAAACCGGAGGAAATTTAAGGCGCCGAATGAGGCGCCTTAACCTAAAAACTATGAAACCGAACTACCTACTTCTGCGTATCACCTTCATCAACGCTACCGCCAGTCGGGTTTTGAACATCGTCCGAAGCAGCGGCTCGGTCTACGGCGTCCTTCGTCTTGATTTCCCGATCCTTGTTGGCCTCGTAGAAAAAAGCGATCAGCTCTGCCTTGGTAAAATTCGCACCGAATTGGAGGCACGCAGAGAACAAGCGCTCCATCCGCGTGGGGCCGGGGATCTTTCTCGCATAGACCCAATGCGCCTCAATGTTCCCGGTGGTGGTCTTCGCAGCAACGGCGAATCGCTTCTTCGACTCGGCATCGAGTGAGCGGTAGAAGCTCTTGAAATCGGCAGGTTCGTTAGTGTCCATGAAGGACATTATCTATTACCCGCACGGTAGATACAAGAAGTATTTCTACCTTGTCGGACAATTTACCCAAAGGGTAAGAAGTGGCCTAATGTTGCTATGAAATCAATCGATGACGTCCGCAGGGGAAATCTGAAAAAAGCCATTGACGATCTGTTTGGCGGGAGCCAAACGGCCGCTGCTGTTCGGATGGGAAGGGACAAGCCCACCCAAATCAATCATTGGCTCGGTGGCGTCAAAAATATGAGCAAGGACAGCGCGCGCCTCATAGAAGAAAAGTTTGGGCTCCCCGCATTCTGGATGGACGCAGAGCACAACTTTGATAACCCCGATGCCTCAATCAGTGCACCAAATATTGGCGTGATTGTGAAATCGAATGCGGCTGACATAAGTAATCTGGATGCAGGAGACCTACCAAATCCAACATCCGAAGAGTTTGCTTTCGTGCCCCAATTAGATATCGCTGCGGCCTGCGGCAATGGCCGGTTTGAGGATCATGTCGTGGTTAAAGGCGGCCTCGCGTTCAAGAAGTCTTTTTTGCGCGAGAAAGGCGTCCCCGAACATGCCGCCCGGGTCATCTATGCGTCCGGTGGCAGCATGTCTCCGACGTTGCAGGACGGCTGCGTGGTTCTTCTAAACCTCGCAGACACCGAGCCTCGCGACGGGAAGGTCTATGCTATTTGCAAGCCAGACGACGGACTCGTCCTCAAGAGGCTGATTTGGGACTTTCACCCCTCGATGGGGCGTCAGACGTGGATTCTGCGCAGCGACAACCCCGATAAGATCGGGCACCCGGATAAGGTCTTGCCTCCAGATGACCGGACGATGATCGCTGGCCGAGCCGTCTGGAACGACAACCAACTGTAGGTCCGCCAAAAAACCACAAATACCGGTTAGGTGCATCTCATGCGCAAATGGATCTTTGCGGTCGCATTGGTGGTTGCGTCGTCTGGCGCGCCCGCCATGTGCCTGTACAGCGACGATGTTTCCTTGATCCTCGATGCACATGCGCGGGGCGAATCGCTTGTCAGCATTCAGAGAGGATTCTTCCCGGGTGCCGACGCGGAGAAGCTAGCGACTGTCGAGCAAATATATAAGTCGGGCGTGAAGCCTTGGGATGCCGACGAGCTTTCGATGAAACTGTGCCGTCCTGAAATTTCAGCGTCCAACGCCAACAATGAGGCTCCCATTGTCCAAAATTCAAAATGTCCGTATGGCGCGCATGTTTTTGGAGGCGGCGCATATGAGTGCGTCAAATCGCCCGACCAGGTAGCCGCAGATCGGTCAGCTTTAGAGAAGCGCAAGGAAGCCGACTACAAGGATTCCTTCAACAGAGTTCAAAATATTCCAGGCATCTGTGTCGGCAGCGACTGCAAGAACATCCGAAAAATCCAGCACTGGGATGCCAACGGTAACATGCTGAATTGATCGCCGGCCGCACCCTCTGGACAGATAGCTTGTCTTAGTCCATAGGTGGACTTAAGGTGATTTCTGCGTTGCAGATAGTTTTGAGCCGAATTTCCTACCGGAACCGGGGTTTGCTGGATGGGATTTGGGAAGATAACGGTAACCGGGAGCGTACGCTGGGCAAGATCAACAAGGAGCCGTATACAGGTGCAGATGCTATTCGTTGATGAGTCAGGTACACCGCCACCTCTGGATCGAGTTCGCGATACGCCATTTTTCGTGCTTGGTGGCGTCTCTATCCCGGAAGAGGTCTGGGGCAAGCTGGCAGCGGACCTTGTGCGGATCAAAAAGAATTTCAACGTCGAGTGCGAGATCAAATGGCGGTACTTCGCGCCGGTGCGAGATCGGGCTAAGCCGCACGGGCTCTCACATTTGTCACCCACCGATAAAGAAAGCCTTCGCACCCAGTTGTATCAAGCATTGATCAGCTATCGGGCTATTCGGCTCATATGCGTTGTGACGAACGTCGAGTTGGCATACAAGCTTGACTACATAAACAATCCCGATGACCTCTACTGGTATTCGTACAAGCAGCTAACTGAACGCTTCCAGTACTACCTGCAAGATTTGGAGCGGACCGTGGGCACTAAAACTCACGGAATAATCGTCTGCGATCACAGGGGCCCGAAAGACGACGAAAGGCTCCGTGAGCTACACCATAAACTGATGAACGCGCCAAAGTCGGTGACGTCGACTTACCTAAACTTGATCGAAGGCCTGTTTATTGCCCCGTCTCATCTTAGTGTAGGAATCCAATTTGCCGACTTGGTGGCCGGAGCCGTTTTCCGAGTGAAAAAGGCCAAAGACTTACGATTCTACAAGCAGATTGAGCAGAGCTTCCGGCGCTCGCCGGACGGACGTATCGAGGGATATGGGGTCGTCAAATTCCCGAAGGGAACTTGGTAAGGAAGGAGGCGCCGTGTCGATGGTGACCCATCAATCCTGCTAGTATCGGCGCAGTCACGGCGTACCGCTAGGATAGCCTAATAAGCTTTTATTATCAATGTAATACTGGCCGGTGCTCTAGAAAGAGCGAAGGCCCCCGATAGCAACACCGGAAGCCCTCGCCGGCCGAGAATCCCCAGCCCTTGATCGCATTCTAGGTTCCTGCGAATTGTTAGGCAAGGTTTGAGGCCGCCCAGTGCCGGGCTTTTTCATATCGGCCTCTGCGCAAACCCCTCCCGCCACAGCGTGGCACCGACCGACGTCAATAGCGCCAGGTCGTCTCCCTCGAATCGATCCCAGTTATCCGACAGCCAGCCCGCGAAGCCCGCTACAGCCTCGTCTATCGGTATGTCTGCACGTCCCTCGACGTTCAGGCGATCGAAGATGGTGATTACGTCGAAAGCGTTCATTTTCTCCTCCCTTGACTAAGCCTAGGGCAAGTAACTGAGATTGCGTCAATACGTGTTCCTATCATTACTATCCGCGCGGTAGAAAAATCCAATCGCTTCTATTACCCTGTGGGACTTGCAAATATCTACCCGGAGGGTAATATTCAACTCAAGCAAGCAGCAACCACCCGCGCCACCCACCCGCAACAGACGAAGGGGATTGAGCATGCAGCTCACCAATGAAGAAATCACGGCAATTTGGGATGGAATGCCGGATGGCCAAGAAGGTTTTCGAATCACATGGGGGTATCAGCAATTTGCTCGAGCAGTCATAAAGGCGCACGACGACAAGTTGGCAACTCTGCTTGAAGAGGTTCTCGCTGAGTTTTCCGCTATGACCGACGCAACCGAGCGGTGGAATGCAGCAGTCGAGACGATTGTCGGTCGTCACCCAGAGTCTGGAATTGACGTGGCGCGTGCCCGGGCGGTAATCGCCAAGGCGACCGCCTAAATCTCAAATCCGCCGCAGCTTATCGCGGCAACAGGGGAAGGAAGATGAGCGAATGGATAGTCCATATCTACGCCGGCCAGTACCACACTAACCCGACGTGGCGTTTTGCAGTTAATGCAGAAAGCAAGGCAATGGCGATCACTGCTGGACTCTGGTTGTTCCGTCAGTCGGCGGAGTACACAGAAGAGTTCGACCGAGTGGACGCTGACAAGATTTAACTGTTCGTAGCGAGAAGCGCCAGATCGCTTCTCAGTGCGAATAGCACCGCAGTAACCGCCCCGACATTGCGATCGGGAACTGGCGGGATGAACTTTAACAACGTGGATTTGAGTGTTTTCAGTGCTGGCGGTTTGCGGCGTGGAGAGTAGACACGCGACGCGGGCAGGGAGCAGGCCTGCAACCCTAGCGCAATGAACCGGCGCCTTTTGATTAACAACCCGGGTATTCGGCGCCGCGCAAAGAAGTAGGGGTTACAAGAGCTAAAACTGGTAGCCGGAGTCACGACCGGCCAAGCCGCCAGCCCTGATGACATTCAAACCACATCATAAGAGATACCCGTAAGGGAGCGCTCAACGTCCTACCGCTGAAAAGATCGGGACCTATCTCTCAAGTGCCTGGTGCCCAGATGGCGCTAAAGAACACTTGAGGGATTGATAACCGCCGCACCTGAGCCGAAGCCAGCATAGCTGGGAGTAGTCGGAGTGGTGCGGCATGCAGTTTTCTAGCTTGGCGATTGTGTCCGTTGGTGGTACCGGTCGCTCCGGGAAGTGGTTCGACTCCACAAGTGCAGGGCTATGCAAAGAGGTTCGACTCCTCAGCACAGTCGCCACGCTAGAACATTGCAGCACTGAGGCGAACGCATTGCGCTCCCTGCCAAAGTAGTCCGGCGTAAGGCCGGTCGGCCCGGGCCACAACCCGGGGACGCCGTTCGAAAGGGCGCCGTTTAAAGGGACCGGAAACACCAGTAGGAAACTCCCTGGCAAAGCGTAGTGCGTTCTCTTGAGTGCTGAACGGCTCCAAACAGCAAGACAATCCCGGAGGTTGCCATGAAGAAGTGACCGATTCACTAACCCAAGGTTGACTACTCGCCCGTGAAAGCGAAACGACATTCGCATGGGATCAGACTTGCCCGATGGTTAGCGGAGTGCCCACCCGCTGATAACCAGATGACGGCGCCAAAGACACATGAGGTCGCAGCACACTGCCGGGCCTGACGATCCGGGTGAAGCCTACCAAAGCAGGCCGAGTGGTCCACGTCACGGACCGTTTTGATGGAATCGGAATGCGCAGGCTGATGCGCGCTGAAGTGCACAGGTGGTGCGGGCGGCGATGTAGTCGTAACCGTTCCAAGCCGGAGATCAGCGCCGGCCCCTTCCCCTAAACACGTTTCGAGTCCCCTTGCAGTTACCGACTCCCCGAGCCGATAGCAACAAGGCGATTCAAGAGCTTTACACATTGCCATTAGGACAACTACGGAGTAGGAAATGGACATCAAAGGCATCAGCAAGGCAAAGATCCTCGCAGCGCTTTACAACGCAAGTCGTCCGCAGGGGATGGGATTTCTGCAGGCGAAGAACGGCGACATGACCGAGCAGGAAGCGCAGAAGCTTCTCGACGCGGGGCAGACCTACTTCGACTACCTGCATGGCCGGGTGATGAAGATCGACCTGAGCGGCAACGAACTGCGAACCGCGCTGTATGACCGCGACAACGGGCAGGGCGCAGCAGAGGATGCGATCACGCGGGCTCTCTGCGCCGCCTAACCGCCAAACAGCATAGGAGGGAAGGATGAGCAAATTCGAAGGAACGCCGTGGTCGATCGACACGAACCACGACAAGGAAATCGAGATCGTTGGCGCGGGCGCTTGGGTCGACAACGACGACCGAGACAGCGGCGTCGAGATTGCGAACTTGTTGTCGGCTGCGCCGGAGCTATTCGAACTGGTTGAGCTTGCTAATCACGGTTTCAAAGGCTCGCATACAGTCGCATGGCAAGAGAAGGCTCGCGCCTCAATCGCAAAGGCCAGAGGCCAATCATGACCGGCTACACCGCAACCTTCGCTGCCCTCCAAAACGCCTATCACGTCCTGATCGAGTTTGTATGCGCTGATGGCCATCGAATCACTTGCCGGCATATTGAGATTGATTGGCAGACTAATTTTCTGTGGTGTTGATATGACCGAAAAGAGTGTGACTTTAAAAACTGGCTCTGCGGAATAACGTGTGTAATTCATGATTCTCCACTATAATTAAAATTCGGAATAACGTGTGGAAAGGAGGGGTCATGAAGATTCAAGATGGGCATAAGCTGGTACCGGTTGAGCCGGTGGCGTGGCAATACCGAACGAAGATGGGCGAGTGGGATGTCGTCGATAAACGACAAGTCGATTGGCACGTCTCGAGAGGTTTCGAAATTCGGCCGCTCTACGCCGCCCAGACCGCCCAATCGGGTGAAGCAGAATTTCATGAGGCGGTTGTCAAGCTTGTTTGCGACATGCTTAATGCATGGATGCAAGGCATCTCGTACATCGAAGTGCCATCGGGACTGCAATGTCGCGTTGAGGCGCTGCTTACTTCGCCGAAGCCGGCACAGACGAGACGAGAGCTGGCGGATGAAACTCTCGGCCGACAGTTTCGCGATTACTTCGGACATATCACGCCGGAGGAAGCGTGCAGAACAATTAACGAATTGCAGGCCAAATTGACCGCCGCGCAGTCCGCAAGCGGAGCGTGCGAGTAAGTGACCGACATTCTCGACCTTCCCGGCTGGGTACCGACTGGCACGCGCACGCAGGACGACCAATACATAATCTCGGCTGACTACACAGTTTTTCCTGAGGCGTGCCAAAAATGCGGCGTAATTGGCCGAGTTTATAAGCACGGCCCCAAAATGATCATTTTTCGAGATAGCCCTATTCGGGGCCGTCCGGTGAGCATCGAGGCCAACGCCCAGCGCTTCAGATGCAGGGAATGCGGGGGCACGTTTATCCAGCCCTTGGGTGGCATTCATCCAGCCTCGCGCATGACGGCTCGTTGCGTCCAGTACATCGAGGAGCAGTGCCTGCGCGACACCTTCACTCGCATCGCTGAGCACGTTGGCTGCGACGACAAGACCGTCCGAACCCTGGCCGGCGACTACATCAACCGCGTGAATGCGGAGTACAAGCCCTGGATGCCAGAGTGGCTGGGCATCGATGAGACGCAGATTGACGGCAAGCTCCGTTGCATCATCACCGACGTTGTCAACCGCGTCCCCATCGACATGCTGCCAGACCGCGACAAGCCGCTGGTGACGGCTTGGCTGCATCAGTTCAAGGAACGCGGCGGCGTCAAGGGCCTCGCCATCGACATGTGGCGCCCATACAAGGATGCGGCGCAGTCTGTCTTCCCTGGTCTGCCGGTCGTTATCGACAAGTTCCATTTGGTCAGAATGGCGAACCGCGCCATGGACGACATCCGCATCACGCTGGCCAAGGACCAAGAGAAGGCCGTGGGTCGGGACTGGATGCGGCGCAAGGCGCTGCTCCGGATGCGATACAAGAACCTCGACGAACAGGGTCGCTTCAACCTCCAGATGTGGCTGGACAACGAGCCGTACGTGGCGAACGCCTACCGGCTGAAGGAAGCGTTCTACGACATCTATGACGCGCCGTCCAAGGCTGAAGCCGCAGAGCGACTGGACGAATGGCGCAAGTCTGTGCCGGCCGCCATGAAGAAGGGCAAGAAGAGCTTCCAGCCGTTGCTCACGTCCACCCGGAACTGGCGAGAGGAAATGCTCGCCTACTTTGACCACCCGATTTCGAACGGCTACACGGAAGCCCTGAACGGCGTCGCGAAAGTCATCAACCGCGCTGGTCGCGGCTACAGCTTCGAGGTACTGCGCGCCCGGCTGCTGTACGGGAAGCTGCACAAGAAGGAACCAGTGGAGGGCCACATGAAGAAACGAACTGCTGACCAGGTCGAAAGGCAAGTCGCGCTCGTTGAGGCGCTTGGCAGTCGATGCGGCTCGTGCAATGGCGTGTTCGACCCTGACGAGTTGGAGGCACACACACTGCCGCCCATCACAAAGGATGAGATTCGCCGGGAAGCAAGCCGTCGCGCCTACCCGAAACGGGTGTATGTCTGCTCGACCTGTTATCGACGATTCCACACGGAGAGAGCTGGTCATGGCTCACAGACTTCCACATGATTTTCCGGAGAGCCTAAAAACTCCGGCGCCGATCGCGATCAGCGTCGAGAAGATTGCCGAGGTTGCGAGAAAGTACGCCATCGGCAATCCTCGCCTTGATGCGCTTCAGGGCTTTGTCAACGAAATCATTCTCGTCAACGGTGCTGAGTACGCAGCCGATAGCCAAGACGAGCTGACTCATTGCCCTCAATGCCGTACGGCGTTGCAGTATATCGAATGCTCCCACTGCGGATTCGACACTTCACGCGCCACCGTCAGAAAGCACCATGAAAGCGGCGTACACACTGGCGAAAAGGACATCTTGATCGACTTGCTCTGCGGCCAACTTAGCGCAGCGGTCTACTTTACAAATAGCAAAGAATTCAACAAGAGCGAAGCCCTTGCACTCATAGAGAAAGCCCGCGCCATTCTGGAGTCATCCAAATGAACCTCACAACCTACATCAACGTCGCCTATGTCTGGGACGGAATCATCCTGTGGGCCGCGTTGGCACTGGCAGCGATGGCATTCAACCGTGGCGCCAGCGAGCGTCTTAACGATGGCGAAGAGCCGGTGGGGAGGGAAGCGTGAAATACCAACAGGGCAGCACAACAGCCGGAGTACTCGGCACTCTGTTCGTGATCGGATTCTTTGCAGCATGGTTGACGCATATCGTTGACTGCTTCACGCAACACACGTGGGGCCTGCTGATTGCCGGCGCGATCTTCTTTCCGGTCGGGATTGTGCATGGAGTCGGGGTCTGGTTTGGCTTCTGGGCGTAGGAGGCAGATATGAGCGACTCAACGATTGAAGAGCGCGTGAAGAAAATCATCCGCGCGCAGATGTCGACATACGGCGCGACTGTTGCCGAGATGCCGAACGATTACACGCTCGACGCGGCCGGGTTCGACTCGCTGGACTTGCTTGAGGCGACGATGTCGATCGAAGACGAGTTCGGGATCGAAATCAGCGATGAGACTGCATGGGCGGTCAAGTTGGTTCAGGACTTTATTGATGCGGTAACGCAGAAGGTGACGGCATGAAAAAGATAGCGATTGTTTTGGCAATGATTGCGCTGGCAGGCTGCACCGATGAAACCGCAGCGCGAAAGGCACTCGAGGGCTCTGGCTTCAAGGACATCAAGCTGACCGGCTATTCGTACTTCGGTTGCGATAAGAACGATACGTTCCACACCGGATTTGAGGCGCGCGGACCATCCGGTCAATTTGTTGAAGGCGTCGTTTGCTCCGGCTGGATGAAGGGTGCAACTGTTCGGTTCAACTAGGAGCAGCCATGCAACAACTAGATGACTGGATCGCCATTAACCGTGCGTGGCTCGACGAGCAGATGCGGATTCAGCGGGCTCTGGATGAGGCTGCGTGGTTGAGGTTTCGGCGGCGGTTGCTGCCGTTTGATTGATCAATAACAGGGGGGGCGAAATGACTGATATCACGGGACCCATCTCAACATTACCGGGCGCACATCACCCAGTACCGGAGGCGCGTACGTGTGACACCCACCTGGATCGGCCGGCAACGTACCGCATCCAGGGCGAAACCGATTCGTTTGGCAGCGAGTTGCACGACATGTGCGACGAGTGTTACGCCGAACACAAATCGGTGATGGCTGCGACGGCTGCCGAGCGAGCGACTGGCACTTGCGAATGGTGCGGCAATCATGCAACGGACTTGCGCTCTACTCGTGACTATGACGAAGGATCATACGGTCGTCTGTATGACGTCTGCTTCGCCTGCCGCAAGCGCGCCAACGAAGAGGCCCAGAAAGAACTGGACCGATACGGTTACTACGACTGATTACCCCAAGCCAGCGCGGCTCCAACAGCGTCAAGTCAGGTGGGAAGCCTGGCGCCCTGACATGTGGCGATGATCGGTAGCGGGCGGGATGCCCTGAAACAGAGCGCCCTTCGTCGTCACACATCAGGGCCAAAGCGGATGGCGCGCGGAAGGCTGTATGAGTAAGCGCGCTGCAGCGAGTAGTCCTTACACCATTTCGGAGTGCATAACTATGGGAAAGCGTGCAAATCAAGCCATCTGGGACATGTTTAAACCAGACAACAAGGCAGAAGACGAACCCGAATACTCCCCAGAAGAAGACTGGGAAGTGGGATTCAGTGACTGGAAGTGGAACAAGGACGACGACAGGGCGGTGCCAGTGCGCCATGTGCGGCTGCTAGATGAATGCGGGAGGGGGCGATGAGTGAGATCAAAGACGGTGGGCCGGCGTTTCCGGTCTTGCGCGATGACGTTGCGCAGAACGATGCATGGGGCGGCATGACGCTGCGCGATTATTTCGCGGCGAAGGCTTTGACAGGGCTGCTTTCATATCCGGGCGACGCGCAGCGAGGCAGCTATCACAACAATTCATCGCCCGAGTATGTCGCGCTTGACGCTTACGAATACGCCGACGCCATGCTCCGCGCCCGAGGTGCAGCATGAGTGCCACATTCGAATCGACCGACGACTACACGGTCTGCATTAGCGACAAGGGCTACGCCCGCCTCAACGACGAGCAACGCCTAGCCGAGCTTGATCCTATTTACGACGCAGTGAAGATCGGCAGCGTGGCGGGTTCGGTGATCGCTGTTGCGATTCTGGTGATTCGACAGATTAAGGGGGTGTGAGATGGATCTGCATATGGTTGATTTGCGCACTGTGACGACCACGGTGCAACTGACTCACGCTGAACGTATGGCAGCGCAAATGCGCCATCTGGCAGCGATGAACGACTCGCAGCTTGCCGAGAAGAAGGCGAGGAATGCACGACGCGGGCTGGTGCCGATGGCTATCGGGCTGGCTCATGTACCGGCGAATGTGGCGCGGGCTTTTACGCACATCAAGGTTGCTTGACACAACGGATAACAGGGGAAAGACATGAAGATCAAGATTGAGGGATGGCTGTATGCCCAACACAACGAATACAACCCGGCAGCGCCGCGCATCAGCTTCTGGGAGGGCAAGGAAACGAAATTTTGGGTGTCACAGGGTTACATCCCTGTGTGCGAGCACACCATCGAAGTCGAGTCGGCCGATGTAGACATCATCGGTGGTCAGGTGCAATGCCTGATTGCCAAGCGTGACAAGCTGACCGAGGAATTCACGGCGGCGACGTCGAGGATTGATGACGCCCTGGCACAACTTAAGTGCCTGACGTTTGACTCAAGCGGAGTCGTCTCATGACGCACGACGACGGGCCAAGTTGGCGGCAGGCACAAGAAGAACAGGAGCAAGCGGAGTATCTGGAGTGGATGGAATCTCAATCAAACAGGAGATCAGAAAATGAGCATTGCAACTCTAATCATCGGCGAGAGCGGCACCGGGAAATCGACCAGCTTGAGAAATCTAGACCCTGGCAAGACCCTTTTGATTCAGGCAGTCAAGAAGCCCCTCCCATTCAGATCCAACGCTTGGAGGCCGGTTGTTAGGGGCGAGGGCGGATCGGTGTACGTGACGGACGACAGCGCAAAGATTGTTGGGGCCATGCGCAAGACAGATAGGGAGATCATCGTCATTGACGACTTCCAATATGTGCTTGCGAATGAGTTCATGCGGCGCGTCACGGACGTTGAAACGGGAAACGGCGCATTCGCCAAGTACAACGATATCGCCCGCCATGCATGGGATGTACTGATGGAGGCGAGTGCTTTGGCGGATCACAAGCGTGTCTACATCCTGAGCCATACCAGCACCGACGATTTCGGCAAGACGAAGATCAAGACCATCGGTAAGTTGCTCGATGAAAAGATCGTGATGGAAGGGCTGGTCACGATCGTATTACGCACAGCGGTATCGAGCGGAGATTACACGTTCAGTACCAAAAACAGCGGGTCGGACACAGTGAAATCACCCATCGGCCTGTTCGATTCCGATCACATTGAGAATGACCTTGCAGCAGTTGACGCGGCCATTACCGAATACTACTCACTCAAACAAGCAGCATAAGGAAAATCAGAAATGTACTCACTCGACAAGCAAGCCGCGATGAACGCAGACAAGACGTCGAACTGGCTCACCGATACCGGCAAGTACATCGGCCGCATTGCGTGCGGCGAGGATATCAAGGCGTCCACCGGAACGCGCGGCATTGCGCTGACGCTTCAGGCCGACGATGGGCGCGAGACGCGTCAATTCATCTACACGGTCAAACCGGACGGCGAGAAGCTGTCGGGATATGACTTGGTGATGGCATTGATGACGTGCTTGCGATTGCGCGATATCAAGCCAGCTAGCGGCCCCGTAAAGCGATGGGACGGGGAAGCCAAACAGGAATTCACTGAGCAAGGAACGGTGTTTCCTGAACTGGCGAATAAGCCCATTGGCTTTCTGCTGCAGAAGACAGAGGAACCGAGCCGAAAGAATCCCGGCGAGACGGCATGGACAGCAAAGTTGGTCGCCGTGTTCGATCCACAAACGGAGTTGATGGCAGCAGAAATACTCACAGGAAAAAAGGAACCGGTAATGCTGGCACAGAAAGTAGCCACGCTTGCCGACCGCCCGATGAAGACGCGTGCTTCGGCATCGCGCTCGACCACCCCTGCGGGCGGAGGAGCTGACCCAGACGACGACATTCCGTTCAGCCCCGCATTTGCGCGTGCGGCATGGTCGATTATTTAAGGAGCCGACAATGGACGTAACGATCGATATAGAGACAATCCCGAACCAAGACCCGGCAGTCCTCGATGCAATCCGGGCAAGTCTTGCTGATAATTTCAAAGCTCCGTCGACGATGACGAAGGAGCAGGCATGCAAAGAACTGGGGATGACGGACCCGGACAAGATCAAGTTCACTAGCAAAGACAGCGCACTTGCTGCATGGGCTGAGCGGTTCAAAGAAGAAAAAGGCGAGGAGGCAGCGCAAGAATTGTGGCGCAAGACCTCGTTTGACGGCGGATCGGGTCAGATCGCCGTTGTCGGTATCGCGTTGGACGACGCTGAGCCGATTACGTTCTACTCGGAAGATTGGGCAAACGATGAAGCCAAGGTGTTGCGTGCTGCGTTCGACGCCATCAAGGATGTGTACACGCCGAGCTCCGATCGTCGCCCGGTATTCATCGGCCACTACGTGACCGAGTTCGACTTGCGCTTTATCTTTCAGCGTGCGGTTGTTCTGGGCATCAAGCCGCCGTCGATCATTCCTTTCCACGCCCGTCCGTGGGATGACCATGTTTTTGACACGATGACGCGCTGGGCGGGTATCAAGGGCAGCGTCAAGCTCGACAAGCTTTGCGATGCACTTGGCCTGGCAGGAAAGACGGAAGGCATGGACGGCTCGCAGGTGTGGGATTACGTAAAGGCTGGTCGCATCGCTGAGGTTGCTACGTATTGCGCCAATGATGTACGCATGGCTCGCGCTGCGTATAAGCGGATGACGTTCGCACAAGCCGCCTAACCTCCACGCACCCCTCGCCACCAATCTCCTGATGAAGCCTACGGGTACGAATCTCAGTAACGGCGAGTGGTGCGCCCCTAAACCTTGCGGTGGTCCCCGCGAGTGCGTGGTTGGAAGGGGCGCTTCCTCGGCCCCTCTTTTTCCACCCTGATAACTCTCACGAGAGACGAGCATGAAAGAGTATTACGTCATCAGCGTGATGCACACGCGCCGCGACAACCGGTATATCACGCTTTGGTGCCCGGACGACAAGGGTTACTGCTTTCGCGCTTACAGGGCGGGCCGCTACGGCGACGAGCACGTGCGACGTTCGCTGGGGTACTACAACTCTGGCTGCTCGAACATCGCCGTTCCGTGTGACGTTATCGAGCCGCTAATGGTCATGACCACGCCCGCAGACATGCTCGACGGTGCGGACGGCCTCGCATTGCTCAACACATGCGCCAACTGGAAGGTCTTGCTGGCGAATGTGATCGAGACACCTGCATACAAGCCCGAGCCGCTTTACAAGGGCGCGCCCTACAGCGATTACGAGCGCGAGTGCCGAGGCATGCCTAAGCGGAAAGCAGCGCTGGCCGCCGCCTAACCCCACCCCGCAGATAAAACACTTCTATTGAAATCGTCATGAACATTCTGGTCGGCTGCGAAGAATCCGGAACCGTGCGCGACGCATTCGCTGCACTTGGCCACAAGGTGCTGTCGTGTGACCTTCAGCCGACGCGATCCCGCGGCCCGCATTACGAAGGTGACATTTTCGACGTGATCGATTATCCGTGGGATCTGGCTATTTTCCATCCTCCGTGCACGCACACATCGGTCAGTGGGGCGCGGCATTTCGCTGAAAAGTGGATGGATGGCCGCGGCGCTGCCGGGGTCTCGTTCTTCATGAGCCTAGTTCGCCGCTCGGCACACATCCCAAAAACGGTATTCGAACAGCCTGTTTCGATCATGTCGACGCTGTATCGCAAGCCTGACCAGGTGATTCAGCCGTGGCAATTCGGTCATGGCGAGACGAAGGCGACGTGTCTTTGGCTGAAGGGGCTGCCGCCACTAGTGCCAACGCAGGTAGTCGAAGGCCGCGCCGATCGCATCCACAAGATGGCGCCCGGTCCCGAACGCGCCCGTGAGCGCTCCAAGACGTACGACGGCATTGCAGCCGCAATGGCAACCCAATGGGGCGGCGATCTCATATCGCGTGCCGCTTAACCGAGACCAGACCATGAGCACCAGTGATACAACGGCAGTGCAGAACCTGAGCGACGAGCAACGCGAGGCGCTGAGCCACCTGATCGCGAAGGGCTCAACGTTTCCCGATCACAACGGCCCGAGCGGCGGCGTAACGCGGGTCAAGTATGAGCACTTGTTGACGGCAGCCCCACTTCTCAAGCAGTTGCTCGATGCTGGCGCGGCGCCGCAATCCACCACCCCGCAGGCAGACGCCGCGATAGCTGCAGGAGAGGCGGGGGAGGCGGTGGGCGAAATCGCTTCGTCGCATTTCGTTCAGGGCGGCACGACAGTGAAGCTGTTCGACCAGTCCTTGCCGGTTGGCACGAAGCTCTACGCCGCGCCACTAAATGAGGATCGAACGAAATGAAGCAGATCCCTTTGAGTGACGGCGTCCTTGCCTTGGTCGATGACATCGACTATGAGCGAATCGCTCAACATAAATGGCGGCTGAACAAGAAAAAGTATCCGGCGCGCGTAGCGTATCAGGGCGATGGAACGCGGCAGAAGGTATATATGCATCGCGAAATTCTTGGCCTTACGAAAGGTGATCCGCGTCACGTTGATCATCGCGATGGAAACCCGCTGAACAACGTTCGAAGCAATCTCCGGTTTGCATCGCAACTGCAAAACAACAGGAATATCGGAATGATCTCGACCAATACATCGGGCTTCAAGGGGGTTAGTTGGAGTGCTATGTCTAAGAAATGGCAGGTGAACATAAATGCCAATGGCAAAACGCACTACTTCGGCCTATACGATTCTGTCGAGATCGCCGGATATGTGGCCAAGTGCGCTCTTAAAGCATTGCATGGTGAGTTTGCGAATGACGGTAACGGACCATTCGAGTTGGAGATCCCTCGCGTAGCCGCGACTGTCAACCTGCAAACGGTGTTCGCCGAACTGCGCGAGGACTTCTCTGTAGCCGATTCAGGCAAGGCACTCAAGGCTGTCGAGCGCGCTCTGTCCGCCGCTCCCCAAGCTGCCGCGACTGCGGCGCTGACGGAACGCCAATGCGCCGCGATCCAGTTCGCTATCGGCTATCTGCAAGGTCGGCAGGGCTGCGCCGAAGACGTGGCCGCGCTCGAATCCATCGAGACAGGCGATCCTCGCGTGCCTAGCCAGATCCCCGCCGCAGATAGCCAAGACGAGCGGGCGGCGTTTGAGGCGGATTACGCAATTGTGTGGAACGCCGCAATGACGGAGAACGGCTGGAATGGCGGCCACACCGCCGCCGATGTTAAAGCGCTGCGCGAAGGCAACACTTACGGCAAGGGTCGCGACTATCTCAATGCGCGATGGGAAGGCTGGCAAGCCCGCGCCGCATCTCCAGCCACGGCTACACGCAAGGGTGGGGATGAACCGGAGTTCGTGAACCTCGAAGGTCTGCGTTCTAAGTTGCTCGCACCGCGCGAGACTTTCCGTGACGATCACGGCTGGTTGGCTCACCCGGACGTTCCTGTGTGTGACGAAGGCACACGCGTCGACAAGTTTCTCGAAGCATTCGGCATCGAAACGCGCTTCCGCTCAATGGAAAGCGATTTGCCCGACCTGCATGAGCGCTGGTGCGACGAAGGTCTGGACGATTGCTCCGAATGGACGCCGACACGACCGGAAGGCGACGGCTGGCTGCTGCTCGAAATCTACGACACCGAGGACGGCCCGTACGCGATGTTTGGCCGCGATCTGTTCGAGGCCGAGAACGCTCGGAAGCGCGAGGCCCATCGTGCTGCCCGTGCCGCCCGAAACCAATCGACTGGCGAGGCCGCAGAGTGAGCGACCTCTTCTACCTCCAAGACAGCCGCAGCTTCGTCGGCAACGACGTTATGTGGTGGGCGCTCGGCGGCAATGGCTACACGACGGACTTGCGACAAGCGCAAACCTACTCGCGCGAGGATGCGCAGGCCAGGCACAACGCCCGCGAGACCGACATACCCTGGCCGAAAGAGTACATCGACGGCAAGACCCGGCCAGCTGTGGACTTTCAGTACATCAGCAAGGTTGCGGTCGCCGCCGCTGGGATCGCACTGGCGAAGCCTCGCAAGCCGCGCGCATACACCTTCAACTGTTCCGGGTGCGGCCGCTTTCTGCGCGACCTCGATCGATATTCACAGGATTGCCGGAATTGCGGCGCCGACAACAGACCGTGAGGACCAACATGAACACCACAAATACCGATGGCGCTGCGGGTGGGCTGTTGCCGTGCCCGTTCTGCGGCGGCCAAGCCCAGATGATTGAAGGCGATGGCGGGTTCTCGGGTCGTGTGCAGATTGATTGCACGGTATGCCGAAATGCCACTTGGTGGTGGGGCGAAGCTGTCGCGATCCGGCAATGGAACCGCCGCGCCACTGCCAGCGCTCAGGCGACCGTACCGGCTGGGTGGAAGCTCGTGCCGATCGAGCCGACCGAATCGATGGTCATCGATGGCTTTGAATCTGCGCCGAGCGCGTTGTTCAGTGAGCCTGAAGTGTGGGGCGCATTCGAGGCAATGTCGGGTTGCCAACAGGCCGCGCACAAAGCCAGGCTCTGCTATGCCGCAATGCTCACCGCCGCTCCCGCCGCCCCACAGGCATCTGACCGATGCTATGCGCCAAGCTGCGGGCAATGGGACGGCACTCAGACGTGCACCTGCCAGAACGCCGCCTCACAGGCATCGGAGAGCGTGCGCATGGATGCGGAGCCGCGAACGCTCGACGAGTACCACGAGGATTACGGAAATGTCGTGTGGTGGTGCTGGCAGGACGGTGAATGGCTAGGCGAACCCGCTTGGATCGGGAAGCCGCACGACAGCGACTGGCCCGACTATCACACGCACTGGACGCCGCACCCGGCGTTTCCGGCCGCCATTGCCGCCGCTCAACCTGCAAGCGGGGGCAAGCATGAAACTCGATGAACTGATCCAGCGAGTCGGAGTGGATAACGTCGGCGTACAGGTGTTGAGTGAGTCGATCACAGGCGCGAAACAACGTCGGGGCTACGTCGATGTTTCATTCGGCACTGATTGCGTGTCGATGCGAGACATCGCTACCGGCGAGTGGAAGAAGGTTGTGTTTGTCGTCAGCGTAAAGCGCGATGCATTTGAAGCAGCTCGTGACGCCTCTCTTGCCGCACCTACTCATGGAGAAGCGAATTGAAGGACGCACTGTTCTTTAGATACCTGGGAGTGGGAGTCTTCTTGGCGATAGTCGCCGTTATATCGGGAAACTTCAAAACCTTTTCAACGTTCGGCGGCGGAAGGGCAGGAACTCCTATCGGCTTGATAGTCTTCTTTTGGCCCTTTTGGATCGTCGCTGTGATTGCGGACTACCTGATTTCTCGAAGAAGGGATAAGAAATGACCAAGCAATGGACCTTCGAAACCGCGATCGACTGGATCAAAGGCAACTTCCGCTGGCCCGGAGGCTTCATCAGGGCACGCGCTGGGTACGTGCCTACGTCGCTTGATCGCGAGGCGATTCAATACCTGGTCGACCATCAGCAGTTTGCGTGGGAGGGCTGATGCCAGCAATCGAAACGCACCAGCGCACTGTTTATCGCTCGCCATCGAGTCGCCGGTCATTCCTCACCCCGAAAGCTGCGGCACGTTCAGAGGCTGCAATGCTCATCAAACGGAAGTATCCGAGCGAGAGCGCCGAATATGGCGATTACGGAATGATCGAATACCCCGGCTTTCATTGGTCCGAGGACGAGCGCTTGCAACGCGTTCACCAGCGACTGGTTCGGATGATGCTGCGCAAGATGAAGGAACCACCATGCACCGCCTAACCAACCGCCACACCTTCTGCAAAAGTTTCGACTCCTACCGCAAAGCTATCTCCCCAACATCTCAGCAATTCGCCGGCCTATGCGCTTCATTTGCGCAGATGGTGGCTGATGATTCTCAGGGAAGGGTCGCAGTGGCTGTGTCGGTCGCGAACGTCAATGTAGTGCGGGAGCCGAGGGTCAAGGTATGAAAACCGAGCCGATTTTTTTGCATGACTGGAAAGATGGTACAGCGATTGATGTATTCACCGATTTTGATGGCTCGCGCTGGCCGTCATATAGAGATGACGATGCGATTCCGGTGCAGGATAAACCCGAGTATCAGGGCGTCGAAATCCTGTTGGCTTACTACAGTTACGAGAATTATTCCGGGGATGCGTTCGTGCTTTTTCGCCGTGACGGTAAGCTTTTCGAGGTCAATGGAGGTCATTGCTCGTGTTATGACCTGGAAGGGCAATGGGAGCCCGAAGAGACGAGTGCAGAAGCATTGCGCCACCGACTCAAGAACGGCGGCCTAGGCAAAGACTACGATGACATGAACAAGTTTGCGGATGAGCTATCTGGATTGCTCGACGCTCTGGAGGCTCAATGCTAGGAACCACATGCAGCCACGGCAACACATGGGCCGATTGCCCCGAGTGCAAGCTAGCCGCCGCTCGCTGGCTGGTCGATCAGTGGGGAAGTGAGGTAGATGAGGCTAGGCGGGTGATTGCGGAGATTGAGGAACAGGGGGTGAGGGGATGAGCGAAGTATCCGACGAGCGGAACTGGACGCGTGTTCCTATTGCTGACCTGGCGTCTCCGAAAGGCGGCGGCCTTCACATGGTCTACCGCGATTCGTGGTGGGCTATCGATGCCGAGAATCGCGCGTTCTTTTTCAGGAAGACGAGCCCGCAATGCAACGCAAATCGAGCGATTGTGGAGCGCCTGAAGACGCACCCGGATATGACCGGGGTTGTGCAACTGCCGTTGGCCATGTGGCCAGTAAATATCAGCGACTACGCCTGAGGAGAAAAACTTTGAACGCAAAAGAACTGGCCGCGCAACTGAGCGGCATCCAATACCCCGTTCGCATCCCGAAAACGCTCACCGATGAGGCCAAGGCTTCCGGGCTTGTCATTGTCTACGGTGCATCGGACGATCTGATGGAGTTCGAAGGGGCAATCTATGACGAGGTCGGTTGCTATGACGGAGGCACGGCGTACGTCGATGGCAACGGGCTGCTACCGGATCGCGACAGCATCGAGGAAGACGACGAACTGAAGGATTACTTCGGGCGTAAGCCGAATGCGAAGACTATCGAGGCGTTGTGGTGCGCTGAAGGCGAGTTCTCATGGACATATAAGACCGACATTCCGCACGAAACTTTCGAAGTCTGGGAGGACGGCGAGCCCCCGTACTGTCGCGGCATCGTGTTCGCGCTGGCAGATGTAGCGGAGAAGCAAGCCGCCTGATGGAAGCCGCATTCAACAAGATATTGGCCACAACGAAACGGGTTTGGGAGGTGGGGGATGAATACAGTGTTCTTGCTTATGGCGCAGTTTGGAGCCCGGGCGGTAATCCCGATTGAGGAGGTGCGTCGCGCATACTTCGCGCATCTCGAACTAGACAAACTGCTTCGCAAGATCGCCATAGGCGAAATTTCGATGCCGCTTGTCCGGATCGAGAAAAGTCAGAAATCCGCGAAAGGCGTATATGTTCAGGATCTGGCCGACTATATTGACGCCGCGCGGGAGGCGGCATTGAAGGAGTGCAATCAGCTAAGGGTGGCCGCCTGAGGGGCGATTTTATCCAGCCATTCCCAGCCGGACCACTTGTCGCCTACCTCGCGAACGTGCGTGTACCGTTTCAGTGTATTCCAGGACCGGTGCCCTGAAACGGAAGCCACGCGCTGCACGGTCCATCCCATCTCAGACAATCGACTGGCTCCCTCGTGGCGCAGGTCGTTCAACACTAGGTCATCGATGCCCAGAGCCAGTGTCGCGGATCCGAAAGCGCCGCTGGCAGACTTCGGGGCGTAAGGGAAGATGCGAGGCTCGCCGGCAACTTTAGGCTGAGCGAGGATAACCCGGAGAGCTTCCGGTGTGAGATAGCACCATGTGTCGTTTCCCGCCTTTTCTTCTGGATGCTTCAAGTCGCGAACCATTACCCGGCAGCCGTCAACATCGAGATCGGTCCACGTAATTCCGCATATCTCAATCGCCCGCCTCAACGAATACATCGTCATTAGGCAGAATGCGGTCATTGGCACCGTATCGCCACGCGTGCTTTTAGATTTTGAGAAGTAATCCATAAGCCGATCCATTTCATCGCGCGTGGGACGCCGGTCGCGCTTATTCGATCGGGCTATCGTGCCAAGCCGCTTCATTACAACTCGCGCATCATTTATTGCCTGATCATCAAACGGAAATCCCCATGCTGGCCTGGCTATTTTCAGAATGGATGCAAGGTGAGAAAAATAATTGTCCGCTGTCGATGGCGAAACCCCTAAATCATTAACGAATTTGACGAGTGCGGCGCTGTCGATCTGGGAGCATCGCTTTTGCGCAAACTCGTGAGCTTCGATCATCTTTAGAACGTTGCTTTTCGATTTGCTCATAGCGCGCTTAGTTTCTTTGCGCGCCCGGTCGATCACATCCTTGAGTGGCGGATCCTCGGCCATCGCTTTTTTCAGGCCAACCGGATCGGCCAGTTCAGTCTCCAGCTTTTTTATCCAGGCGACCGCCGCTTGCCGCCGCGAAAAGGTCTGAGTTTCCTGGTGCAGAACCTTGCCGCCCTTACGTATCCGCACCTGTGCTTTGTAGGAGGTGCTACCATCCTTGTTCATTCGTGGGGTGATCGCGCCCATTTTTCTCGCTCCGTGGTGCCATGACATTCGCGGCACCGATTTTGGCACCATGGCACCACGAAAACAAGGTCAAATCCGGGTAAACGCGATACAATAAGACGCTGTCGAAACACTCGTAAATGCATGAGCAGAAACGAAAACCAATGAAATCAAGGCTTCTGGCCGGAACCGAGAAACCCATCATCGACAAGCCCTTGAGCAAATTTCCCTATCCGATCCCAAGCCGCGAAGAAATCCTGGGCGTGCTGCGCACGAGTGAAGCGCCGCTTGCCGCGAACGACATCGCTGAAGCCTTGTCGATCAAGCGCCAGGAGCGCGAGGGATTTTTCAAGCGCCTCGGCGCCATGGAGCGCGACGGCCAGATCCGGCTCGATCAGCGCAATCTTTATCAGCTTACGCATCCGTCGAACTTTGTCGCGGGCCGCGTGCAAGGTCATCGCGACGGCTACGGCTTCCTGATTCGCGACGACGGCCAGGACGATCTGTTCCTGCCCACCGGCGAGATGCAAAAGGTCATGCATAACGACCGCGTGCTCGCGCGCATCGTCGGCTATGACCGGCGTGGCCGCCCTGAAGGGCACATCGTCGAAGTCACGGACCGCGCGAACAAACGCGTGATCGGCCGTCTTCTGAACGAGAACGGCGCGCTGATCGTCGCGCCCGAAGACAAGCGCATCGGCCACGACATTCTGATCGCGCAGAACACCAAGAAGGCCAAGGTCGGCCAGGTAGTGGTGGTCGAACTCACCGATTTCCCGAGCCGTCACTCGCAGCCGCTCGGCCGCGTGGTTGAAGTGCTCGGCGATATCGACGACCCCGGCATGGAAATCGAAATCGCGGTGCGCAAGTACGGCGTGCCGCACGAGTTCGGCCAGGCCGCGCTCGACGAAGCCGCGAAGCTCCCCGACGAAGTGCGTCCGGTCGATGCGCGTCATCGTATCGATCTGCGCGATGTGCCGCTCGTCACGATCGACGGCGAAGACGCACGCGACTTCGACGACGCGGTGTATTGCGAACCGGTCCAGGTCGGTCGCGGCGAAGGTTTCCGCCTGATCGTCGCGATCGCCGACGTATCGCACTACGTGCACCCGAAGAGCGGGCTCGACGCCGATGCGATCGAGCGCAGCACGTCGGTGTATTTCCCGCGCCGTGTGATTCCGATGCTGCCGGAGAAGCTGTCGAACGGGTTGTGCTCGCTGAATCCGAACGTCGACCGTTGCGTGCTGGTGTGCGACATGATCGTCACCGCGCGCGGCGAAGTGAAGGCGTATCAGTTCTATCCTGGCGTGATGCATTCGGCCGCGCGTCTGACCTATACCGAAGTCGCCGCGGTGTTGAAGAACACCAAGGGACCGGAGGCCACGCGTCGCGCTGCGTTGCTGCCGCAGCTGCAGAATCTGTATGGCGTGTACAAGTCGCTGTTCGCGGCGCGTCAGAAGCGCGGCGCGATCGACTTCGATACGACCGAGACGTACATCGTCTGCAATGCGCAGGGCAAGATCGAGCAGATCGTGCCGCGCACCCGCAACGACGCGCACAAGCTGATCGAGGAGTGCATGCTGGCGGCGAACGTCTGCGCGGCCGACTTCCTGAAGCGCAACAAGCATCCGGGCCTGTTCCGCGTGCACGCCGGGCCGACCGCGGAAAAGCTCGAAAATCTGCGTACGTTCCT